GAAACGCAAAAAGATCATGCAATTATCGGAGCAGCATTCGGCACTCTGGGAACGAATTTTCATATCGTTCCGAATGAAAAAGCAGACGAATATATGCTTGATTTATTATCGAAATCCAGTTTCTATACAGTTTGGATTGAAGCGGTTTTAGTTAAATAAGGAGTTATAAAATGTCACCAAAGAGCAACGGCGGTAATGCAGTAGTCCAGAAATACGGAAAAGAGCATATGCGAGAAATTGGGCGCAAGGGAGCGCAAGCCACCCACTCGAAATATCGTATCCAGCACCTGGGTACATCCGATTTCATCTACGTTAATAAGGAAACCGGAGAACCAGTCGGGAAAACATTTCTGGGGCGCTCATTCTCAGAATATCAATAAATCCACCATCCATCAAAATCAAAAAATCCCCTGAATTAGTCAGGGGATTTTTCGCGAGGAGATCAAGCCTCAAAGGAGTTGAAAAGTGCTGTTTGATAACAGCGAATTTCAATCTTTAGTTTATCAGTTCTCGCGCTCCGTGTCAATCTCTACCATTAACTCATCGGCGAGTTCTTCCGATAATTCAATGATGGAATCAATCTTGTATCTGATATTCTCAGGCAATTCTGCTTTTTCTATTTGAAGTTTTAAGCGCAGCATGAAGTTTTTTAGAGATCCCAGAAAATAGAACACCGGACTTGGTAAGGTTCTCTGCTCATCATCCTGGAAATCACTCGAAGTCAATTCTGCAGCTGCAGAACTCAAATCCTGCGTAGCTGCCACATCATCAACGATTCCAGGATCGCCCGTTACACGATGCAAGTTCACTTCCAGCCACGCAACCGAAGGTGGTCGTCCACCGTTCCCATCCATCGCAGCAAGGGACAACTCTAAAATCTTGGTTGATAAATCTGCTCCACAGCTTTTTGCAAACCGGAAATGCGCAAAAGGTAGCACCTCAAAGCGCCCACGCTCATCCTGCGAATAGTAAACTGCAATCGAATGGTAATCCCTGAGTGTCCGTTCTGCGATCCCGAAACGGAGCGAGAGTTGCCGATACACATCCATTGATCCCATCGCGAGAATATACGCTGCATTAGCAGGATTTGAATCCCCACGAATAATTACACTCTTGATCATCTGCAGATGAGCGAGCGCATCGGCTACCTTATCGCCGATCTGCCAGCAATGCTCCGAATACTGCGAACCAATTTGTTCAATTTCATCGCAGAATTCCAGCCCAAACACCTGCTCAAATAATTCGGTTCGGCTAATCTTGCTCATTTGCTAACTCCTTATTTCTCTGTGTAATTCTGGAACAGTATTGACCGAGAACTTTTCTCGAAACGTATCCAGGAAAAAGATCGTCTGTTATCTGGGCAATCCTGAGAAATCCAGGATCAACAATACTAATGCTGCTCTGCAGATCATCCACTAACCAATCGTACAATTTCCTGCGCATCGCTCGCCGAATCAGGTGGTTGATTTCGCCTCGCTGCGCTTTGTATTTCTCGCGTATCAATTCACATAGATTGACTTGATCTTTGAAATCGAATCGCAGCTTATTATTTACCGCATCCGTGATTGCATCCTGCATATTGCGATTCTGACGATGACCACGCTTTAGAGAGCGATTAGCAGAACCGCTTTTATTGTCTTTTCCTTTTCCTGTTTCCACAGAAACCATCATTTCAACTCCTTTATATCTTTTATTTGTAGATCTCGTGCGCTCTCTGGGGTAATTGATTTTCTGGACCCAAAATTGGGGATGGGCCATTGCAGAGCGTAAATCCCGCTGGAATGCACCCACGTTATCAGAGATACCCCACCTAATTCATGGTGGCGTTGCAATCGCCCAGGTTGATGAGAGCGCAAATCTGAGTACCGTAGATTTCTATCTAGGATTGTCTTAGTTTCGATCAGTACAGAGCGCCCAGAGCGCCCCACGAGCGCCCTGCGATCTCCTGACACCTTCTCCCCAAAGATTACCCGAAAGATTCCTTTTGGAGAATAGCGCGCTCGATTCAACGCTTTAGCAGCATATCCAGGCAGCTGAACCAAGCGCACCGGCGTACCAATCTTTTCGATCATCTCAAAACCTAGCATCCTTAGATGGTTCTCGGCGTGTTGCTCTCCTGCAGCCCCAATTACTTGCTCTTGTTTTGCCATCGTAACTCCTTGATTTCATCACGTTCAACAATCTTGAAATTCTTCGTACAGCGATGCACAATTTTTCCAGGAACAGGAACACAGCCAAAAGGATGTCCGATCTTTGATTTGACCTTAACCTTATGTTCGTCAATCTGCTCCACAATCACCACCGGAATATCGGTTCCCTGCTCATCTACAAAAAGCATAATCATAGCGTTACAACTCCTGAAAATATCAATAGAATAGCGATGCAGATCGCGATTACCAGAATTCCAAAAAATATACGTTTCATGCGTCACTCACTTTCAAAGCTGATTTTGCAATGCGAACGGGCTCCATAGATGGATGTTGATACACCATGATTTGTTTCAATGCCGTTCGCAGCTGCTCATTCTCGGCTTGCAGTTCGTTGGCGCGAAGCGCTGTGGATAGGGGAATGATTTTATTTACACTACGAAGATAGATACAATCATTCCAGTTTTCAACATACTCGAAGAGTTTCCGTCCGTGATTGTATTGGCCGACTTGTGGAACATTATCATCTGTAATCAAGTAATATTTACCATCAACTAATTCGTTTTTATTCATGCGTCATCTTATTTCATCTATGCTAAACTGGAAACTCTAAGTATGTTTTACCAAACAGTGTTTTCCCTGCACACTTTTTGCCGAGTTTGATCGCTCCATATCCGTCAATTCCAACCGCGCAAGAACAATTCACATAATGTTCTGGATTCCCCTGTCCAGAATAGAAATGCTTGGCTTGCACCGTATAATAAGGCATCCATTCACCCCACTGTTTAAAGAAAAATGGCACATCATAATTTTGACAATCTATCCGAATACGATTCACCCATTCACCAAGCAGCCTGAATGGGCGAGCATTGTTCCCGCTCTCCCCTCCAACAATTACCCAATCAGGAATCGACGATGGACTTGCAAACCAATAATCAGATAATGGAATCTTACCCAAAAGCGGTTCAAAGGAAATAAACGTTTTCGCTGCTAAATCCTGATTATGCATTAAATATTTCAGTCGCCACATCTGCGTTTCAGTCTCTATGCTAGTTCCCAACCAAATGTTCTGTAGCTGGAACATATAAAAAAATCTCCCTGGCCACAATTCCCGAATATTCTCAGGGCGCTTGGTAAGGATCAACCAATCTAAATTTGGGGTCTGTTCAATCAGATTGAATAACTCAATACGCCATCCTGATAAATCCGGATTGTCCTCGAACACATCTGCTAAGGATGCGCAGAACACCTTTGGTCGCATTTCACTCTCTGCAGCTTGACGGTTCCATTTGAGAGGTTGTTTCCAATATGAATCGGATGTTTTCAATCGCTGTGTCAATTCTGGTGGACCCCAACAATTTGACCATCTGGGTTTGCGAGTCATCTGCGTTTCAGCATAACAATTTGCGCATCCTGCAGAAACCTTTTGACAACCAACCCAGGGATTAAATGTATGATCCGTCCATTCGATTTTACTATTCTCTGCCATTGATCAAACTCCTTTTGGGATTCTCTCCATCTAACCAAATATTCTCGGCGAAAACTTCACCGCAATCGATGCACATTTCCAGGAACCGCTGATCACGTCCAGGAGGAGAAACAATATCAAGAGAAGGAACAATTCCTGCTCTATGATATCCAGTCCTAACAGTAGGATTTTTGCAATGCCCAACCTTCCAATATCTCACTACCGCAAATTTCGCTAAGAATTCTCTATTCGTAAACATTTTCATTTTCATGTGTAACTGTTCCTATATGCCTAATCGAATAATCCAGCAAAAGCATCTGCAGCGCGCTTACTAGCAGCCTGTGGCGATTTTGGCGCATCCCTGATTGTCATATCATTTTCTGAGATTTGAGCGCTCTCAGGCGCTCCCAGAGCAACACAAGATTTACAAGCAGTTCCAGGGGATGAGGGATACTCCCCGCACCATTCGCACCAAACCGCACCATCTGGCAATTCAACCTTATCAGGATATTCGGGTTTGACTTCTCCTGCAAGGATCGCATTAGTCGTCAACTCCCAATGATCCGGTTCGTTCTCCCCTGCAATCGTTTCGATCTTGTATTGTTCCAGGATCTCACCGAACGTCAATTCATCTCCCATCATAGTAGATTCAACAGTGCGCTTATAAGCTAATCCAGCCCAATATAGAACCCATTGCAACTCATCCAAATATGATGAGCGCTCAACCCATTGACCATCCGGATATTCGCCCTTATATTCGCTGTTCCATCTACCCAGAGCATGAATCTGTTGAGGAGTCAATACAGTTCTGGATGTAGGCACGAACATATCTGCAGGATCAAGAAATAACCAAGACACCACCAATCGGCAATGCCCATCGATAGATTCCCGCTGCTCTTTGGTTAATTTTATTTTATCGTGCTTGCTCATAGTATTCGAGAACAGAGCGCGCTTGACCCCATTGGTGAGATTCCCAATCGTTGCTCCTCTGCGCCCCTTTGAAATCTCTTGCGGTTCGGGGCGCGCGGCGTATTCCTGCGCTCGGTTACGAATACTTAGTGGAGTAGCGATTTTTCGCTTGATAATTTTCGTCATTTTTCAACTCCTTAAATCAATTTCATTTGCTGCGGTTGCTGCTCATTCTTTGGATTCTTGTACGTCCATTCTGCAGAACATCCGTTTTGATGAGATGCGCAAATTCCAAAATGAGCAGCGCAGAATATCCACGCATCAAAGGCACTCGCGAACCCATTCAAAACAATCAATTCTGGATGCTCCCACATACGATATTTACGATCAGGAGCAATATGTAAATTATATTTTTCTCCAATCTGCGCATCTGGGGAGCAGGATATTACTACGTTAATTTCGTCTATCATGGGATTCTCTCGAATTCAATTACCCATACCCAGGGATTAGCAGCCCAGGAAATATCCACTCCATTCTTACGCATTTTTCCGTTGATCGAATCCCAGAGCGCAATCCAATCGCGGTAACCACCGTCACGTTGCGTTATCTTGCACCCCTCCGAAAAAATATCTTGAGTCGTAATCTCTTGCAATCGCTCCAATCGCAATCCCGTTATGCGTAGATCAATCCTGCTGGCCCAGCGAGGCATAAAGATACTTGGGCGACTTTTCCCGAATTCAGCATCGTCAATTTCTGATTTGAAAGTTGTACGATACAAAATCTTTGCATCTCTTGGAAGGCTGATTGGCGGGATGCGATCAAAGCGTTTTTCTGTATGCCACGTTTCCCGCACCCACAATTGATCACCAATGGAACCATAGGGGCATCGATTTATAACAACAGATTTTTTAACCCAAAACTTAGAATTCCATTTGAAAATCAAATCTTCTGGATTCGCCATTGATTCTGCAAATTCCGGTTGTGGATTTACAACGCGCCGCGTTTGTGTCTTGCGCCCTTCCAGGATCGCTCGTATCATTTCCCCTGAGAATAATATTGGTTTTTCGTCTATCATTTTTCAACTCCTTGCTACTGATTATATCATATATTCGTCAATAGACTTTGGCAATTATTGCCAATCCCTAGAACATATGCAGCTGCTTGTCAAATGGTTCGTTGCTCCACAGCATATCACGTTGAATTCCCGTTGCAGTCTTATGAGATTTAAGGAATTCAAATTCCATCCAATCCGCTTTGTCATTCTCACAAACCATAACTTGACCGGAACGAGATCTACACCAATTTGCAAGCGCAGGATAATTTATATCGCTCTCTTTGTAGTACTCCCCTCCATGCTGATAAGGTGGATCAATGAACCACGTTGCATCCTGATTTTCAATTTCAGTATAGCATCCCTGTATAATTTTCCAGTGTCTAATCTTGTGAAGATTTGCAGAGATACGGTTCAACGAATAATTAATGTGGTTCGGTCGCGCTCTCATCCTGACTACGCCAGCGGTCAAGCGGGGGCGCTCCATTCCGAATCCAATCAAAAAACCCATCAACCATTTTGCCTCATCACAATCAAATGTAAAATCGTCAAGCGATTTACCAGGGTCCAAGAAATGAGGCAACCGCTCAATATCATTTGTAGAGCATTCCTGTAACCATTTCCAAATTTTTACAATCACATCGTATTTGTCAACCAGAAGAACATCCCGCTCGAAATATCGCAACGCATAACGCGCTGTTCCTGCAAATGGTTCGATAATCTTATCGTATTTTGGCGCGGGGTAGAATTTCACAATACTTGCCTTGCTCCCGTAATAAGTCCACATCAGATTGCAATCTCTCGCAGCATCTTATCGTCATCGATGGGCTTGATAGGTTCTGCGTTCAAATCAACCGTTCTGACATCCGCATTCTCAAAGCGCATAAAGTTTTTACGGAATATGGTTGATACGGTTCCGATTGATCCGTTGCGATGCTTGCCCACAATCAATTCTGCTAGATTCTGATATTCAGGTTTGTCGTAATAAAGTTCGGGGCGATAAACGAAGATTACAATATCCGCGTCTTGCTCCAATGATCCACTCTCGCGCAGATCAGCAAGCAGGGGACGCTTATTAGATCGTTCCTCGCATTTTCTCGATAATTGCGCTCCTGCATATAGAATAATCCCGAATTCCCTGGCGATGAGTTTCAGCTGCCTGGAAATATAGGATACCTCACTCACGCGATTATCGGATTTGATTCCCGCTTCCATCAACTGGATATAATCCACGTACACATTTCCTAGTGGATGTTTCGCTGCAATCTTTGACAACTTAGAACGCAGCTGCGCAGGAGTCAATCCTGGCGTATCATCCAAGATAAATTTCTGTTTAGAAATAGTGTCCAGAGCATTTGTATATATTGGATGCTCTATATCTTCCAATAACCCCCGCCGAATATTGTTGGAGTTGATTCCATCCTTCGCAACCAATCTGTCTGTTAGTTGCTCATTAGGCATTTCCAGGGAAAAGAACACATCGTATTTTTCGTTATTATTGTTGGATACCGCATACTTGAAGAAATCCAGCATAAGCGCGGTTTTTCCCATTCCTGGCCGGCCAGCAATTAAAACCAGATCTCCTCCACGCGCTCCCCCGTTCAACAGATAATCAAGGTCTTTCAATCCGGTGGGTATTCCAGGATCAGCTCCGTTGGCTATTTTCTCCATGCGTTCGTATTGCTTGTCCGCTGCAGCTGCAGCATATATGCCAGATTGATTATCAGCAATCCCAGAAAAAACATCTTGTAGCAACTTCCAGGAGCGCTCCTGTATTTTATCAAGTGCGTATTGCTCTCCGTATGCCATTTTTACGATATTATTTGCGTATTCGATCATTTGTCGGCGAACAAAATCTCCGTTGATAATCTGCGCATAACTCTCTGCGTGAAGAGCGCTTGGTACATATCCCATGAGGCGAGTCAATTCAGATATACCCCCGATCTCTTCCAGTTGATTCAGCGCTCCAAGTTCATTTGATATGGTAAGAACATCAATGCTCATTCTCTTATCTGCCAGATTTATAATCGCTTGATAAATCCAGCGGTAACGATGGATGAATAGTTGCTCCGGTTGGATGATCGCCCGAATCTCGCGCAGCAATTCCGGTGCAATGAGCAGCGATCCAATTAAACTCTCCTCGCTCTCAATAGAATGCGGTACAGTTTGCGGTTCCATTTTTCAACTCCTTATAAATCGATCTATTATAGTTTTGCAACAATCCCGCCAGCAATGCAGGATGCTACTATTCCAATCATCCCGATTCCCCATCCACCTTGAATCTGTGGAGCGCAAATCAAAATCAAGGATGCTCCAAAAATAAGCGTACAGATGAGCAACAAAAAACCTTTTATGATACCCATGATCAACTCCTTTGTAATTCTAATATATTTTTGCGTTTATCTTCTGCAGGAGCAACAATCACAGCTGCAGGAACATCTACTCCGTGTCCATTTCCATTTTTTTGGTCAATCATCCACGAACCAAACGTTTTCTCAATTTGATCAGGCGCATCGAAAGTCATATTATCCGATATAAATTGTTTGGTGATTTCGTAAATTCCCCGCTTGACAAATTGTGTATCCTGCTCCGCTTTACGCCACATTCTTGCAAGTGGCATTCTCCACCGCTTGTTGCTCCCTTTTGGATCTCGCTCCCAATCTGGGAGAGCGCACCCACGCGCAGCTGAAAAAGCGCTTTCTAGTAACTCCATATTCCGGACATATTCGGTTTTCTGTTTTTCGGTTTTCGGTTTCCCATTCCCATTACTGCCAAAACTCAAACCTGCAAAAGGATCAAACTCCCCGTTATCTGCGCCAGCAGATGAAAAGATTTCTATATCTCTTTCTATAGTAGTATCTTTGTGGGACTCTGTGTCACACCCCCTGTGACTCTGAGTCATAGGGGTAGGACTCTCTGTCACACCATCGATGGTTTCTTTTATGATAGTTCTGTATGCGATCTTGCCAGTTGGAACCCAGATATTTGGCTTTCCTGCAGATTTCCCCGCTCTCAATTTTTCAATATATCCACCGCTTTCTAATAGCTTGCACTTTCGGACTACAGTTCTCGCAGAAATATCCAGTTCATCGGCTAATCGCTTATTGGCTGCAGAGCATTTCCCGTAAGCATCCCAATAACGCCAAATTTTTCCGTATATAACTGCGGTCAATAAATCGAATTCGTCAATGAGATGATCAGATACCGGTGTAAATCCTTCGATTTTATTCATTCCTTATCCTTAAAAGAAAACCCGCTTTATTCTGAGGCCTGCCCAGGTGTAGTCTTTGCGAGAGAAAATACCATGACAGTGGGGCAAAAAGCCCCAGAGTAAAACGGGTTTTAGAAAATATTCAATTAGAAACGGTATTAACTCTCGCGCTCCAATCTTAGCCGACAACCATTTTTCTGTCAATATGGATTCCGTTATTGACACATCTAATCTATTGACAGGTATTCTACAATCTGATAAGATTGGAGCAGATCAACTTAATAAGGAGTTCGGAAATGAATAAAGAGCAAGCGATTCAAAAAGCATTAGAAGAAGGCAATCAGCAAAATTTGCGTGGGGATATTTGGTTCGGAACCAGATCTCACAGCTTGAAAGCGGTTGATGCTCGCTATATTCATGGTCAATGGAGAATTGAACTTGAATGGAAAAGAATCGGACGGAATGGGGTAGAGATTTCTCACGAGGGTTCAATCTGGGTGAAAAATGAATAAGAAAATCAATCTTAAAGAGGTTCAAGAGCAAGTTCAGGATGCAATTTTGATTCTTGCTGCAAATTGCGATGGGGCATCCAAAAAAGACGACGCGGGGTTCAATTCATTTGATACCGCTTTCGGCAAGAGCATGGCCCAATGGATTCAAACCAAAGGCGATTTGACCCCCAATCAATTCAAAGCAGCTTGGAAAATGGCAACTTTCTATAAGCGCCAAATTCCATTCGAGATTCCCCCATTTGACGCAGCCCAATTTGAGCAGAGCAAAAAATCCAGCAACGGGAAAACCAAATATATCTCATTGGATGGAGGTCAAATCCTGATAGTATTCGGGGGCAAGCCAAGCACCGCAGATCGCGCAAAGCTGGACGAACTATCATTTCGCAGATGGGACCCTAACATCAAAGATTTACCCTGGATTGCCAACGCGAGCGATGCGCTCAAAGTACAGCAGCTATTCGGGGGTCGCCCAGATTGGAAATATGCTCCTGCTTTTCTCGATTTGGTTGATAAGATCGAACGAGATCCAAATCACAAAGTAACCGTCACCAATAATGCGAGCAAGCCAAAAATTACAGTTGAGGATGGAAAAATACGCTATTATTTTGGAATGGCCATCGCAAAGGGAACCGATTATAGAACCCGCATCGATAAATTAGAACGCAAATGGAATAGCAATATAACTGGTAAACCCTGGGAAAGCCCGCTCACAGAAATTGAGAGAGTAAGGGAATTATTCGCAGATTGCCATTTCACGCAGGATTTCAACGCCGAATTGCAAAAGATTGAAGTTGCGAAAAATGCCAGCAGAGCAGCATCTACCGATTTCGATGTACCCGGGATGCGAACAAGCCTCTTCCCATTTCAACGAGCAGGAGTTGAAAATATTGAGCGCTCTGGTGGACGACATTTCATCACCGATAAGATGGGATTAGGAAAAACAGCCCAAGCACTTGGGTATCTGCAGCTGCACCCAGAGTTGCGCCCCGCAATTATCGTGGTTCCAGCTGCAGCGAAAATAAATTGGTCAAGAGAAATCAAAAAATTTATGACAAATCCAGAAGTGGTACAAATCCTGCAGGGGCAGAAACCTGATATCAACTTGATCAAAGATGCTACTATCCTGATTATCAATTACCATATTCTCTCATATTGGTATCCTGTGCTCGCAGAGATTGAACCTAAAGCGCTCATCGTAGATGAGGCGCATAAAATCAAGAACCCCAAAGCACAGCGCACTAAAGCGATTGTGGGAGATCCAAAAAATTCAGAAATGGTAGGATTGGCAAAAATTGCCAAAGCATACATCCCAATGACCGGAACGCCCATCCGGAATCGACCAATGGAATTATTCACCCATTTGAATGCCATCGATCCAGCATCCTGGGGTAACTGGTTCCAATTTGCCACTCGCTATAATTCATTCGCGCGGGGTTATGGATTGGGAGCAGCTCGAAACCTTGACGAACTTCATGAGAAAATCAAGCCCTGGGTTACGCGCAGAACCAAGCGCGAAGTTATGAGCGAACTACCTGAGAAAATGAGAGCAACTATCGTTTTAGAATTCTCAGAGAGCGAGCGCGCAGCATACGAAGAATATATCAACGTTGCAGCGAATACGACCGGAACAGAACACCTCGCTGCTATCGAAAAAGCTAAACAAGCAGCTGCGCGCGGGAAACTTCCAGCAACCATCGAATGGATTAGAGAATTCCTGCAAAGCGGAGAAAAGTTGGTAGTATTTGCAACCCATCGAGAAATTACAGGAGCGCTTTTCGCTGCTTTCTCAGATCAAGCGGTAATGATCAGGGGCGGGATGAGCGACAAGAAACGGCAGAATGCTATCGATGAATTCCAGAACAACTCACGCATTCGCTTATTCGTAGGAAACATGCAAGCTGCAGGAGTTGCCATTACGCTTACCGCTGCCAGCAATGTCGCGATTATGGAGTTCCCCTGGACACCGGACGATATCGAACAAGCAATTGATCGAGTTCACCGCATCGGGCAAACCGAAACGGTAACAGCGTGGCACTTAGCTGCAGAAAATACCATCGATGAACACATTATTTCCCTATTAGAACAAAAAGCAAAAATAGCCCATCAAACATTGGATGGACAAAACGTAACTCAACAGTTCTCCATTCTGGGAGAATTGAGCAAGATCATCAAATCGAAAACAGAAGATATTCGAGAAACCATCAAGGAGTAGAAAATGGACGAGCAGCAAGAGCAAGACAAAAAAATTATCATAGAAAACAGAACAGAACTTGATTTCAATGAAATTCTAATATTAGTTGGTCATGTTATCAGAGGGGGTAAAATTAGTGGAGCAGGGAAAAGATCTCAATATTGCTATCTAACAATATTCGATCATGGACAAATTGCTGTTTCCGCATTTCTCAATAAGAGATCACACCGATTTGTAGTCTGGAATTATCCTGAGAAATCATCATAATTCTATTGACACATATTCTACAATGTGATAAGATTATCGCAGATCATTAATCAAAAGGAGTTGAATTATGAAAGCAAATCGAAATCCCAACCAGCAAATCAACGACCCCCATGCACGCACCCGCAACGCAGAATGGGATGCAAAGATCGCGACGAATAAACTCATCGAATTATTAGGATCAGAAAAAGCGGAATTGATCGCTCAAAGCTGCATTTTAAATTCATTGAATGAGCAGAATCAACTGGATCGCGAAATGCTTGCGCAGCTGCTAAAATTAGCGTTGAGCCAAGCAGAATTAAATGCGCTCAAAGCAAGAAATTTTCGGCGATGGGTTACGATAAAAAATATCGCTGCATTTTCAAAGCGCGGCGCGATCAACGACAAGCAGGTTATTAGCGAATTAATCGCTAAAACAGGATACACAAAATTAGAGCAGGTACAAGCAGAATTCCCGCATCTCTGGGAAATGGAGAACAAATGAGCATTACAAAAAAGACTATGCAAATCTATCAAGCTGCAATTGATCCAAATCGCCCCTCATTCTCCAAGATTGGGGAGCGATTCGGAGTATCAAAACAGCGGGTTAGCGCAATCATAAAGCAAGTGGAACAAGATCTCGGCAAGGATGCGCAGGAAATCACCATGCCCCCAACGTATCCCATCCTGAAAAATGGATTCCGTGTATCGCAAGATCAAGCAGATGTAATCTCAGAAACCGGACTCACTTTCTATTCTGAGAAAATCCGATTCCTGATTGATTTCTATTCAACCCATGCAGAGCAGCAACCAGATTTTACAGCTGCGCAAGATGGGAATTATCCACGCCAACTAGGAGGTTTTTACATCAATGAGGAGCAGAGCGCAGTTCTCGACTCTGTTCCAGGAAAAAATCATTCGCGCAAGATGCGCTATCTAATTGATTTTTATATTTCCTGTAAATAATTCAAAACACACAAAGAATTCAAGGAGTTACAAATGAATGACAACCCATATAATTTTGACTCATCTTTAGCAGATGAGGAGTATACCCAGAATGAAAACCAAAGCAATTTGGTACAGCTGCCATTTGATGCGCCGTTTATCTCCTGGCGACACGGGAACCCAGATTCATTGGATGAGCAACAAAAACCCACTAGCAAATATTTTGGGCGGTGGGGTATCGATTGCGCAGATTGGGACAAGCTCTGCGAGAAACTGGATATTCCAGTTCCAGAAATCAAGGAAACACACGCAAAAAAAGACAAGAATTACGTTCCAATCCCCAACGAGTTTTATCACATCTACACTTGGCGTTTCCTGATATTCGCTCCAATTGGTGGGCGGGTTCGCTGGATAGATGGAAAGAGCCAATCACAAACCCTGGTATATATTGCCAATAAAACCAAGAATGGATTGGAACCACTAACGCCTGCAATCCTAACCACGAAATCCTGGACAGCCTCGAAATTCAATACAGCGCGTGAGAAATGGCTGGATTTCTGCAGCAAATTCGATACCGGAATCCCTGCTCATTTTTTCTACTGCGCCATCGGAACATTTGGTGACGTGAGCAAGTTTGCAGGATCGCACGGAAAGGAAACCTATCCACAGCTATTCATTCGGGATGGGCTGGACGCTACGAATCTCCCCTATATTGGGAATGAACTCGCTCGTACCATCTCGCAACTGAATGTTGAGGCACTCGATTGGTATAACGATGAGGATTGGTTGCATCCTGAGAATGCAGATCAAAGCAAATCAAATCGTGGATATTCTCGCCAGCAGCAATCACCGCAAAACGATCCAATCCAGGATGACGAGATCCCGTTCTAACCCATAATCACTAATTGGGCGGGGAGAAATCCCCGCTCTCAATCTATTATCAGGAGTTGAATGATGGAAGAAAAACAGACTAACCATGAAAAAGAAATCTTAAAGGCTATAATCGAGAACATCAAGCAAGCGCAAGAAAAAGATTTCTCAGTTCCCGCGCAAGCAATAGCACTTGCGCTCGCTGCAGAACTCGCAGTTGAACAGGAGTATCTCGCCAAGAAAGCGGTAAACATCGCCGAGCGCAAATTGAGCAAAGCAAAAACCGCTGCAATTCTCGCAGCTTATGAAACCGGAACCATTGATCAAAAAATGAAGGTTGCGCAAATCAAGCAACTTGAAGAACAGGCCGTTGAACTTGATACCGGCGTGAAGGTCGCGCGTGAAGAACTTCAAATTGAGCAGGATTCACTCAATGCAGTGCAAGCGGAAAAGTGCTACCATGAAACGGTTCTATCGCTGACAAAAGCATGGTTATACTCGAAATCAGGAGGAGCAGGATGGTAGATAAAATTGAGATCCAACCCAAAACAATCCATATTGAGCGCAAACGCAAAATCAATCCTGCACTGATCTCTCGCAAATTCGAGTACATGAGCGATGAAGTTACAGCGGGGGCGTGGATGGATGTTCCAGATGATGCTGACTTGAATCAAGCTACCGCCGATTTGATCGCATATGTCAATGGAGAGATTCAAGCGCAAGTTGAGGAGATCACCGAGCGATACCGGAAGATTGCCAGAGCGAACTACGTTGACTACAACATGATTGAACCTGCGTTCCGGTTTCTAATGAGCGCCCAGAATATTCCTGAGAATGACCTTGATGTTCTCTGGACACAATTTCGTAATTCGCTCGAACACGAAATGGCAAAAGAGAGCGTATAAACACAAATTAACCTAAGATCAAAGAGAGAGCGTGGACGCTCTCTCTTTTTTATTTGCTACTTGACATAATAAGATTAGAACGATAATATTATCTTATTATCTCCTTAACGCATCCTCGCAGCGAAAACCGACCCCTATAATTATTCGCGGGGGCGATGTTACCCATCCGATTGATTCTACTCGCTGCGAGGATGCAATGGGTATCTTATGCCAAACAAATCAACAAGCAAGAAATCTCACAGAAAAATAACCGTCAATTTACCAGATGTAGTCAACCGAAAATTTGAGCGCATCATGGAACTAGACGGAGATGATATTACCGGAACAATCCATAGAGCGATTGAACATTATTTTTATTTTCGCACGAATTCAAAGAAGTACAACGATGAATAAGATTACAGAATTCTTTGAGAAAACGCTAACAGAATTAGTCGTTAGCATTACGCCTTTTGTTGCTTCGATCATCCCCGCAATTTTTCTGTTTATCAATCTTACTAGAATCATGGGCTTGCATGGGGTAGGCGCTCTGCTCATCGCTGCAGCTGCAGAGGGAATCGGAATTGGTTCGATATCCATCTATTACAAAGCGAAACAATTCAATCGCAGATACAAGGATGAGAAAAATCACGTATCCGAATACCCACCACTGATTTCTTATACGATCTATCTTACAGCAATCATTCTTACAAATGTGCTACTAGAGGCGCACAACTGGCACGAGAGCAGCGCTGTCATTCAATCCCTGGCGATAGCATTCCTGAGTTTACTTAGCCTCTCAGGAGCGCTCCTGATTGCCACGAATAATTCGATCAGCATGGTAGAAAACAAGAATGCGAGATCTAGTACAAAAAAAGCATCCAGCAAATCCAGGAAAGCAGCGGACAGAAAAAAGACAGAACTGGACAGCACCGCGATCTATTCTGTCAGTGATTGGCGCGAACTTTCGCCAGAGATGAAAGCACAGCTGCAGAATGGACATTCCAGGGAAACCCTAAAAACCATGTTTCCGGAAGTAACGGGCAGAACAGTCACAAGATGGAAAGAATATCTCCGTGAAGGAAAGGGCTAATCTAAGGCGCTTTGTGGTTCTATCCATATCAGCAATCCAATCTCACCAGGAATCGCCTTAGAATCAATCTGGGCGATCCACAAAACGAAATTATGAAACTAACACCGCAAGAAATGGCTGCAATTAGAGCGCACCGCAAAAAAAAGAATAAGGCGGGTTTTTGGATTTTCTTCTTTTTGTTTGGAATGCTATTATTGTCCATCATTGGATGGGCGCTTTACGCTGGACCCGTAGACGCACCAAACGATCATTCTGCCAAGCAAACTGCAATCATGGAAAACTTGCGTTTGAATATTGGAAATGCAGCTGCAGCATCGGACAGCATCGGACAGGGAGGCAGTAAGAGCGAAGATATCCAGAAACCCGCGTCTGTTCCTGATTTCCAGAAAACTAGCCAAGCGCTCGAAAAGACGCAATCCTATTTGGGTGGATTAGCAGCGAGCGCTACATCCGAGGCGAAATACTGGGAAATCCAGGTTGCACAAAAAAGAGCACAAAAAGAGATTGACGATATTGAGCAGCAACAGTCCGTTTCCTATACTCAAACAGCGGTTTCTCTGGGAGCGTTAGAAACACAAGCGGTTGCCACAATTGAGCATGGAAAAGAAATGATGGCGTTAGAATTGCAAGCCAAATCAGATGCGGTTCAATCCCAGAATGAAAAGAACGACATTGATGTATCCAATCATGAATTTATCGAAACCATCAAAACCTATGCAATCACCATTGGAATTGTGGTTAGCGTTCTCATCTTCTGGTTTTTCTTGTATCGAGTAACTAAAGCTGCAGAGCAGAACATAGACTGGAAAAAGGATCAGCACCAGAAGAACCAAAAGAAAATGGATTACACTCAAATGGCAAACACCGTTTCTGGAATAATGGCACAAAAGGAAAAAGAAAAACAACTCGTTTTAAAATTAATCGCTGCGATTCAAATGATGGGCGATAAGCACATGGATTACAATCAAGTTCCACGATTCGATAAATTGCAGGATGGAATCTCCCAACCGGAGCGCGATCAAGCGGTTGATATCCTTGCAAATTATGGACGCTGTAATCCTCGCCAGCAGGGGAAAGCTACACGTTTGCATCAAGGAACATTCAGGGAATTACAAGAGGAGATAAAATATGGTGACTTCCCACCCATTTCCAGAGTGACAAGCCATCTACAAAAAACGTACCTTCAACAGTCAACACTATCCAACAGTCCAGAACAGCAGTCAACAGTTCGCAAAATTGGGGAGGGTGTATATTCTGGGAACTGATTTCCTAGAGTGACAACTGTTGAAAACGAAAATCAACAGGAGAAAAAATTACAAATGAGCGATGAAATAGAATTCCATGAGATCAGATTTGAACCCATCTATACGGATGAAGAGTGTCAGGATGAATTATTTGAGATTGACGATGAAGATTACGAAGAATTACACGAAGTCAGATTTGAGGGAGTGCACGAAATAGCGCCAGAAGATTACGAAGAATTGAACGATGTTTTCGATATATTTGAGAGATTTGATGGAGCCTTTACTGAGGATGCTCGTCCAGGAGAATCCATTCAAGATAGGATCGAAAATTTACCGCCATCTGGACAGAGTTCGCTTGGCATTCTTGACAGAGTATCAATCGGATTAGGTTTTATATTCACTGATATGATAGAAGTTCCAGAGGAGCGCATGGAAGCAGCGCAGGCCGAGAGTCCATACGATAACGCAGAATTGGAGATGGCGTATATTCTGGGAACTGATTCCCTAGAGTAAATAACTGTTTAAATCTAAGTTCAACACTAATAGAGGAGCATAAGATGGGCATTATAGGGAATGCAGTAAATTGGGTTATTGATAGTCTGTCATCTGAGGACGTAATTGATTTGTATTTCATCCTATCCGATCTTGTTGATATACCAGAAACAGATGAACAGATTGGAGAGCGACAAATAGGCGATGCGCAGTCACAGGGTACACGTTTTGGTTTTCGCAGAAATTCCAAAGGTGGGACATATGATGAATCGGATATTTCTTTTGGCAAACAAGTATTTTAAATTCAGAATAAAGAAATGATCAAACAAAAAATCCCCTCAATTCGAGGGGATTTTTTATTCTTTGAGATCTTATTATTATTCTAATTTCAAGAAACGCTCTGAGGTCAATTTGAGTTTATCCAGAACCTTATCAATAAGAATATTATATATAATCGTAGCAAATCCAACGTATCCGGATGCTAGAGCAATCCATTCTGCAGCGTATTGCATAGGATCAGTATAAACAGGCAGGGCGGGTAGATTGAAAAGCACCGCAAGCACAATAGAGATTACAGCAACGATTGCGGTCATCCACGCCTTTGATAATTCTATGCCAAATTTAGCGGAGAACAGTTTTACACCTACGGATAACAGCGAGGCGATAAAACCAATGAGCATAATTTGTTGTGCAGTTAATTCCATAATTCTTTACTCCTTACAATGGTTTGTGGTATTGCGTTCCCCAATGAATGAGCGCGGTGTAATAGGTTTCTGCGTTCATATCGAACTCTAACCACGCCTCATATCCATTCGGAACCACAATTCCTTTTGCTTGTACTAGATTTCCAGCATACAGAAAATCCACCTCAGTTGCAGGGTTTACAACTGGTTGTGTGCGATACCTAACTTTTCTTATCGTTTCAAATTCCCATAAATTTGTTCCTCCTGGCGGTTCTATTGGTGGGGGAGTATCCCCTAATCCGTAGTAAATATTGAATGCTGTGCGATCACCTTGAAAATAATTGAGATCTAGTCCATACGATTCTCCGATTGCTTTTCCATCGCCGCGATCCGTATACTGCCAGAGAACCCAATCATCCCAATCTAACGGGATATATTTCCCATCTGCCCAGGGGCCAGCAAGCCAATCAGCATAACGCGCAATCCACAATCCCGTATTCGCTTTGATGAGATTGTCTCGCGACACATTCGGGTTCCAGAACGATGAGCGATTATAAGTATCCTTTTTCTTTTTTGGTAATTCATAATCAAGTTCGTTATAGAAATCTTCATACCACAGGGTTAATTGAGCAGCAGTTTTACCTCCCGTTCTTTCAGCATCCATCACCATCGATAGATTACCCGCAACCAAATCTGCAAAAAATTTACCCTGCGTTCCTCCGCTCGAATACTGAGGATCAGTAAACGCATATAACCCAAAATCAAAATTGCGCTTTGCAGCTTCATTAGTATTACGATCATATTGGGAATCTATCGTTCTATCCTGACACGCTTTGATGAAAGCAAAATCATACAGCTCAACTACTGCTCCCCAATCAACAACACCATTCCATTTTGACAGATCGATGCCCCGCAACCACGATTCTTTGGCTGCGGTTGCTTGAATGAGCATCGATATAACCCGATCAACGATACGTGGAGATTCGTAAGGAACCGGATCTCTGCCGTACTCATCGCGCATATTCACGCGCGGATAAGTAATTCCTGCAGGAGAAATCGCGAATTCTGTCATTTCACACCATACAGAGCAACCACGGAATCGGAATTGAAAAATCCGGTTGGGTAGTTTATCCCTAGATCAATTTGTTCAATCGGTTTGATACTCTTGAATACACCGGATATCTGAAATACAACTATCCTGGATGTGGAAGTTCCAGCGGTTCCCCGTACAGAATACCATTTATACATCTCTCCGATATTCTGCACTTCCATCTTGAATGAATACGGAAAATCATCATCATCTGGTGGGATTACATTAGCTAACCAGACACGATCAAAACAATTGTCGTCGTTTGCTATTGCATCTATATCACCCCAGGTTAGGAATTGCCCTTGCTGATAAACAGAATTCCGGTTATCGTTGAATCGAATCCAGGGCATCCAGCCCATTTCTGATTTCATGCGAGCGGTGCATTCCAAGATATATTTTGAGCATGAGGGAAAATCCACAAACGTAAATCCAGGGGATATGTGACCAAATGGAACCGCATATTCCACCAATTTTGCATAATCGCTCGAACCACAATTAGAAACGGCGGGAAGATAAACGGTGTGTTCGGTGGGTTCCGGTGGTTGATCGCCACCAAAAAAAGCAGAAAATCCAACAACCCCCATTGATTTGAGAAAATCAGATCGTGATAACTTCATGACAACGCTCCCTTACTTCATTGACATTTATACCACAAAATTATTTTTGACCAAAATAAAAACCTAAGCTGGACGCTACGCCAGCAAGCAGGGTAATCAGGAAATCGAATCTGTTTGATTTCTTTTCGATATCATCCATTTGTTTTTGTTGCAGCTTAAGTGCTGTGTTAAGATTGTTTATATTGTCTCTCTGTTCCAGGAGCAAATCAGAAGTACAAACATTCGCTTGATAATTTGCTCTAATTGCAGCCAAAAGCAAAGTATTGCTTGTTCTCTCTGGGAGAGGTTCATCACCCGTTAAAATCTTTTCGATGCTGTCTATTGTTGATCCGGTTCCGTTAGTCATTTTTTATTTCCCGAATAATGCTCTGCTAATATGAAATAGAGAAAGAATATAACTTGTTGGGAGCGCAGCTGCAGTATAGAAACAAAGCGTCGCGCGCCCATTCAATGGGAATGTACCGCCAGAAGATGCGCCAATTGTAAATTGGGCGGTAGAGTTGAAAATAGCAGCAGGAACACCTGCAGCAAGATTTTCAATCGCATCATCTGTAAATAAATCCATCTCATTTGCAGTCGTATCAAATCTACCCACGATGAAATACCAGTTCGTTGCAGCTACCGTGTTTGCTCCAACAGTAGCAGCCCCACCACCTCCACCAGCAGCATAGGTTGAAAAGCTAATCACATCAAGCACACTTTTTGACAATAAAAATGATTGTTGTGCGCCCAGATCGCTTTTCGCCATAAGAATATCAACTGAGCCCAAAACATCAAAATAGAACCACCCGCCAACGGTCATTCCCTGCAAAGCAGGAGCAATATATGTTTCTGTTCCTAGAATATCCAAATCTGCGCGATCGTTTCTAAACAGATAATCTCCGGTTCCATCAAGATCAATATAAGGTGCAAGCCCCTGCAAATTATAGGTTGGATTTCCAGCGTAGGTCAACGTTTGACTTATTTCTGAAAAATCAAATGCGTTCCCCTGATAATCGACCGTTGACATAGGCCAAAAACCGCGCAATCCTGGAATCATAGTGTAAGCGCCCATCACATCTGCCCAAGCATAATTGGGAGCATAGGTTCTCCGATACTGAGAATCTACTTGTTGCATCATAGAATCGTTCTTCTGATTGTTGGTCATTTACCCAACTCCAAGTTTTGCTAAATATTGGGATAATTCACTAATCCCGATTCCGTTGAGCGATAATCCATACGGAGCAGAATAAGAAACGCTATCAAGGAACATAGCGCGCGGATCATCTTTTTTGTTGATTGTGCTTGTCAATCTTCCAGGCAACCAATCACCCAGAAACAACCATTTACCCGCATCAACATTCCAGGGTTCAACAACAGCACCCGCATCTCCTGTTCCATAGCGCCGAATCTTTTGATCTCTGCTAGAAACCTTATACAGATAATCGAATTCATCCGGAATGGTTTTATATACTGCTCGCTGTCTGTCAAATATACCAAAAATTCTGCGCCTATCGTCCGTGTCATTTCCCCGCTCAACCATGCGTTCAATGATCGCTTGTGCGGTTCTATTATCGTTATCATAAGCCATCGTTAGCAGATTGTTGGTTTCAATCTCAGAATAGTTTGTGCTGAATATCCCGTTAGGGTCCGCACCCAAAACAGATTGCATTTTTGCAGAAATAGTTGTTGTTCCGGTAGCAATCGTTGAATAAATATATAAATTAAGCCAAGCGTAATATCCCAAGATTTCAAGTTGAATAGTAGCATTTCCGGAATTTCCAAAACTAAGCGTTTTGTCTCCGGTTCCTGGTTCTCGATTTTCGTCTATATAACGATCTCGATAATCTTCTGCCTCATCGGTTGTGCCATCATCTAGCAGCTGCCCACCAGAAAGCACCTTTTCTATGATTCCATATTTCTGTTGACTTGGATCATCGTCTACAATTACTGTGCTTTTCTCTGCTCCTGTCAATGGAGGCGAAACGGAAACATCCAGGATGGGTGTATAAATCACGCTGCAGCGATTACACAAATCAATCAATGGGCCGCGACTTGCTGATATGGTTCCGCTTTCTAGTGTAATTCGATTTACAAATCCAGCAACAATCACGCGCCCCGATTGATCATATGCCTCAACGTGAACTCCCAGACCTTCATCGTACCATTTGTCAAGATACCCTAATAATTCCCCCGTAATTGTAATGCTAATCGATTTATATCCCCATACTGCATCCTTATCATGAGAATAACTCTGCAATCTATGCGTTAGAGATTTGTCAAACGGTTGATAAGTTGGGTTATATGTTCCTCCTGCAGGATCAATCGCAGGATCAAACGCAGAAATAGAAATACCCTTTTGTGAGAAAAAGCTACCTATTTGACTCATAATTCTCCGCGCAGCATTTTATAGCGTTGATTACGCCATGCTCTAACAGTAATCGCAGAGTGAAAGATGCCCGAATATTCAACCTCGCCACCAGTCAAATAATTATAATTGTATAGCAGAAGAACCCATAAGCGTTGATCTTTTCCATGCTGCCAGAAGATCTCGCCAGGAGTTCTGGTTTGCCAATTTGCTTGATATGTTTTTGATGTTCCATCTAGCAATTCAGAAAGATTCGGAGTGGCAATATCCATCTTTGGCCATGTAATGCTATCCGGAACCAAAAGATTGTTTATATTGAATAAATCAAACAGTGGGGTAGCAGTTACTACCTGCGCATCAAAAGGGCATTCATCGATGGGGATGAGCACCAAATCATATATTTGAATATTACTAACGCCACCGTCATCTGTTCCCCAAACGGAAATAAAAACATCATAAGCATAATTTGCAATCGCAGGATTAGGCGCAGGAATATCTACAATACCCATATCGAAAGTTTGAAAGAGCGCCACATTTGCGGTAGTGGAACACCGTTTCCATTCTGTGAAATAAGATGTTGAACCAAATCCACCCGCTCCAATCCCAAGACGCACCTCCATATCTCCCAAGGTTCCTTGTTGCGTCACTCTCAGGAATGCGCGATATTTTCCAGTATACGCTCTGGATGTTGGATCAGAGATTGTCCAGTATCCGATTGCTGTTCCAGGGCGAGCAACTACGCCACCAGACGACCAACGCACAAAACGGTAAGTGGGAGCATATAAATTCGTCACAGTTGCACTTGCCCCGCCATTCGTCCAGGATACACCCGTAGGCGTAGCATTATTATAGGTATTCAAGAATGCTTGAAATCCTGCTCCACGATCAAGAGAGCGCAATCCAGCCACAACCTGTGTTCCTTGCGTAATGAATGCAGCATTGAAACTATTAGAATTATCCCTACGCCATAATTCTATTTTGGCTTGCGCAGGATATGTTCCTGAGATCTGGTCAGATGCTAATTCAAAGAATGAATTCTGGTTGGTATAAATCGCATCCGTTTGTTGCGTTGGGCATACAGGAGCGACTGCAATCTGTACCCAAAATCGAATCCACCATGCTGTGACACCATTTACAACTCTACTTGACCAGGGATTTGCCCCGCCAACAGGATCAAATACAATAATATTTCTGCCGGTATTCGTAAATAAACTCGTATCATCCCTGAAACCATATCCAGCAACTGGAAGAGCAGCCCATCCAGCAGCAGTAGAATATTCAGGAGTTAGCGTTAATCCGCTGGCTGCGGTTCCAATATTGAAAACAATATTGTCAAATGGAGAATTGGTTCCATCATCCTGTACACCAATGTACAGAAAATCACCTGCAGCTGGAACCGCAGGCAATAAATTCACTCCACTTAATCCAGTGATATTTGTATAAGTTCCCCCAGAAGCATCATATACGAAAATATGTGTTAGCGGGGAATCATCGTAATAATTCGATAACCACACTGATTTGCGGTCTGTGCTTTCTGAAATCAAGCTATTACCACCACTCAATTCTATCGCTGTGGCGCTCGTAGGTTCATTCTCTGACCACAATCCGTGTTCTATGATTAGAGATATGCCTTCAAGCAAACCGGAACCAGAGAATGGCGGTGCAAAGATCTCGTCAATTTGCGGTAGAGAATACTCCATGATAATTGCATATTGGGATTCATCCTGGCATTCGGGGCGCATTTCCAGCCAAACAGGATCAGTTTGCTCGTCCGTTGTCCAATAGGAAACCGCTTTGTCAAGCAATTCGATGAGCAGGTTCACCAGAGCGATAGTATCAGATTGTTCTCCGGTAGAAATATCCAGCATGAAAGTATCGATAACGTTTTCAAATTGCTTGTCATAAAGTTGGCGACCCTGCGTGAAAGATGAACCAGACCAATATCCGGATTCTTTTGCAGCTGCCAATGTTGGCAACCACTCTTTTAGTATTCGGAGCAAATCCACTGTTCCTGTTTTTGTTCCATCGGTGACAATCAGCTTTGACCACATACGCTAAACTCCCGCAAACTGTTCACGCACAACTTGATTAAACATCGCGCGGAATGTAGCTAAATCCATCGGCGATTGAATATTGTTTTGTTGCTGCAGATTCATCACATTGGTTCTGGATGGGCTAATCATGGACGTACCACCAACTTGCGGATTGATCATGCTGGATACATTCATTGCGTTCAATTCTCCAACAGCAACCTTTGTTCCTACCAGATTTTTTCTGAATTCCCGCATCTGTGAATTGACAAGTGCTAATCCCTCTGCCATTGGAACCGGAGATTGTTTAGTAACATCCTTGTAAGATGGCATATTCAGAATCAGATCTCTAATCTTTTCCAGGAAATCACGAAAGCGTTTCAGCTGCGCGTTCACCAAATACAATCCCGCATTGAGCGCCAGGATTGCAAGTTTCCAGAGATTTGTTAAATATTCCAGTCCATCGAACTTTTCTCCAACTTCTCCCAATTTTTTTAAGAAAAATGTCTTGATAAACAAATAGAGCAATCCCATCGTTTGATGAAACAAATCCCATGCAGGAGTTAGAGATAACGTCAAGATTTCCCACACATCACTGATTGCTCCCCAAAGTTCTTCCAATACTGGCACAAATAGAGTTTTCAAGAATGTCCAAACCGCTGCTAGATTTGCGGTAAATACTGCCCAAGCAGCAGGGAGCGTTTCCGTAACCCATAAGCGAATCGCCTCAAATGTTGGAGCAAGTTTCTCGTCATAAAATTGTTTAGCAACGGAAATAAAATCTCCCCAGGCTGCTTTGACTTCTTCAATCGCAGGTCCAAATGCTTCGTTGAATTTTTCCTTGACAATCCGTTTCATCTCCTCCCATTTTTCAAGGAACGCCCGTTTCGCTGCCTCGACTGCTTCTTTCATCTTGTCAGATATCAAGCTTGTATCAATCTCAAATCCCGCGCCACCGCCACCGGGTGTTTCTGTTCCTACGCCACCGCCAGCACCGCCAGGAATCGTTTGCCCAGGGATAATTGCCATTTTAGCGAGATCTAGCAATTGTTTTACTAATTCGCTTTGCAGTTTTACCTGCTCCTGTAAAACAGACAGCATTTCCTGTTTGTCGGCAAGTTCCTGCTCCGCTGCAGATTTTTGATCAGCTGCAATGAGCGCCTGCTCCTCAGACGCGTTGATTTGTGCGAGTTGCGCTTGTAGCATTTCATCGGATGCACCCGCTCGCAACATGCGATTATATTCGTTGGTCAAATCTCTAACAGATTGTTCTGCTCTCTGTTGATCTTCAAATGCTTCGTTTACGCGCTCCTGCGCAGCTGCAACCTCATTCGTAGCACCTGCCAGAGCGAATTGATCTCGTACCAAATCGGCGATCTCATTCCCGAATTGCCCCGCTTGTGATGCAATCTTACTAAATAATCCCTCGCCAGCATCTCCGCCAGATAACGCCTCGGCGATATCTTCTGTCAAACCCAAGAATGCCTCGCTCGCTTGCTTGCGTGTTTTTTGTCCGGTGCTTACCATCAGATCAAAGGCGCTTTTTAGTGGGGATTGAATACTTTTTAGTATCCCGAAATCAGCGGATGTAAATCCCTTTAGGTATTCATTCATTGCCCCAACTCCCCATTTGATAATATCGGGGGCAACTTTAGGAGGAGATCCAGGAGCAAGCCATCCAGCGAGGATACTACCCAAATAATTGATCGCTTGCACCAATACGCTGGCAGCTGCATCGATGATACCTTGCGCAAAATTGACAACCAACTCGAATCCCCAATCAAACGCAGATTGAACAGAATCGCCAAAGGTGGATGATAGATTTCCCAGAAATGCAATTACAGCCTTAGTTCCATTTGTGGCAAGATTCGCTAATGCCTCGGTGATAATGTCCGCAATCGCTCCCAATCTAACCATCATGGGATACAGAGCGCCACCTTCTGAAATCGCCTCGGTGAAGGAACTTACTACCTCTCTCGCAGCTTTGGCAACATTCAGGAATGCACCCTGGAATGGAGCGCCCATCGCATTTTTGAGAGTGGGAATTTCTCGTCCGGAAAGAGAACGCATTTGTTTTCCTGCGCTCTCCATTGCGATATCATAAGCGCCAGCAACCTTTGCCCCCTCTTCCAGTACCGCATTATAGGCTGCTTGTTGTTTCTCCGCTTGCGTCAATTCTCGATTGACAATGCCTTGCGTAGCGGCGTAATCCTTGAACGAATTCTGCAGATCAACATTTACTCCTGCGGTACGCAGAATAAGGGGTGATAATCTCTGGATACCGAGCATCAAACGATCAAGTGTTTCAGATGAATCCGCGCCATCTTTTGAAACCACCGCCAAATCCTGCGCGACCTTTCCAAGAGCAAGCGACAAATCGGGCGACATTTCCATACGCACGAATTGCGCAATCGCTTTGCTGGCTACATCTGCTCTAATTCCAGCGTCTTGCAATTCTTGGGTTAGCGCGTGGACTTCTTCTGTCGTCATTCCTACGCGCTGCCCCATGAGTTGCGCAACCATATCAAGTTCAACCCAACGGGATGCGAGATTAATAGATTCTCCAATAAAATCTTTTATCCCTCTGACCATCCCCATGAATGCCTCAATTACCTGTTTTCCAATCGCGACCACGCCAAGCAGAGCAGCGCCAGCAGCCACCGCGCCACCAGATACGCCGGTTCCCATGATACCGCCAAGTTCTTTTCCCGCGCTTGACATACCACCCGTAGATTCGGTGGTTATCTTTAACGCATCCTGCATACCCTTTTTGTAGATTTCCAGTCCTTGCTGGAATTCTTTAGTTTCAAAGACTGCTTGTAATCCTGTTTTCTCTACCATCTATCGCCTTTTGAAATTTCTACCTGCATTGCTTGACGGTCTGTTTTTTCTGCGCATTTCATCTTCGTGAACCTGATTTTCATAAGCTGCGATTTCTGCGTTAGCTTGCAATTTCGCAATAGCGTATGCTTTGTCAACTTCATTCCACTGCGTCCAAAATTCAGTGGGGCGTATCTGCCATTTTTCGCATACTTCCAGTTCCGTGAATCTCTGATTATGCGTCCATTTCCCTGGTTTCAGCTTCAATTGACTCAGGGGTTTCCCCTGATACTGCACTCCGAAATTTTTCTTTCGCGTTAGCGACAACCTCCTGAGATACTCCGCTGGCCTCAACAATTTTTGTCATAATATCGGCGATATCCTGATTGTTGCCAAGTATTTCGGTTTCAATGTAATAAACCTTTAGCGCAGATTTATTTGTTGGGATTTCTAAACCCAGATATTCCTGCTCATCCTTCCAGTTCTCGAAAGCATCACCAGACAATTTAACGTCAATTCCCTTTAACATCATGGTTCGCATCATGATATCGTTTTCCGCTTCGCTCGCTGCTGTTAGAGCGCTCTGGTAAGCTGCCCATGCTTTGCGATCCTCATCGGATTCGAGCGTAGTTTCATCGTGCGGGAAAATCTCAATTTCACCCGCTGCGGTTTTTGCTTCGTAGGTGGGGATTTCCGGATACTTTATACTTGCGTTGATTTTATCCATCAAAAACGGAGGGATAGGTAAAATCTCAATTGTATGACCCATTCTAGTTGTATGAAAAATGGGTTCCCGTTCTTCTTGCTCTTGCTCTTGCGCTTTCTCTTTCTTCGTCATAATTTGCTCCCTTGCAAATGTGAGGCAGTCACCAAGTAGGTCAGGGAGCGAACCCTACTCAGTGACTGTCTCTCAGTCCGGACTATGCTGCTAAAAACTCCCTGCAGATAAAATCTTACAAATCTCCTGCTACATAGATATTGTTGCAATTTGTCACGTGAATATCATACAGCGCTCCGGTTCCGGATGGGAGAGATTGGGTTATCCAACTCCACCCACCGTTGATCGTGCGGAATAAACTTCCAGTAGCACCACCGGTAGAGATATGCGAGATATAACCAACATATTCGTTGCAGAATTGAATCGACTGGATCTCGCCTGTTCCAGAACCAGGATAAGATCGCTCAAACCAAGAATCACCTCCATCATTCGAGAAATAGAGATTCCCAGAATCGTATCCAATCCAGATGCGATTGCGATCAAACGCAAACACCGCTTGTGCAATGCTCAAATTCTCTGCAGCTGGACCCGTTAGGGCGCTCCAATTCTCACCATCGGTTGTGCGCAGGATCGCGTTATTATCGCCCACCGCAAAACCAACCTTATCATCCACGAAATACACCGAATGCAAATTTTGAGTAGTGGTTGCTCCGCTTTCTTGTGCTGTCCAGGTAATACCTGCATCCTTCGAGAAATAGATATAACCACCGGTTGTAACAAGCCAGATATTTGATCCATTCCATGCAAAGAGCGGTTGTCCGGTTCCAATTGCATATTGACCATTCACCGCTCCCACATTCACATTCGTAAACGTTGCTCCGCGATCATCTGAATACGCAATCTCGGCGGGATTCAATCCATCCAGAGTTCCACGCGTCACAATTACACGATACGAATTTTTCGCGATTTGAACATCAACCACGCCAGAAACATCCTCGTGAGATTGGAATGGATTTGTTGCAGTTGGGAACCAGACCAGACCCCCATCATCTGTGTAATACAGATTCGTGGGAGATCCAATCAATCCGGTAACTCCAAGATACCCATCTTGGTTTGCAGAATGCACATTCCCGCATTGACCATAACATTTTCTTGAACCAGAGAATGCTACTGACAATCCGGTTTGTCCAGCCACACTAATGATATTCTGAGATCCGGTTGAAAGCGGGAACAATCGGTGCATCAACTTAGCAGATACATCAAACGACTGCATTGATCGATCTTGATCGTCCGCTGACATAATCACCATTCCGGACAAGGATTCGCTCGTCACGATTGCCTTATCCAGAATGAAAGCACGATCCCAATTATCGAATACATCCTGACGACCACATAGCACCTGATTGATATAAATCGGCATTGGGCAATTGACTGATTCCAGCCAATCAGCTGCAGATTTTATAACTGATTCAATCGTTGTTGAAACAGGGCCAGGGCCACCAGACGCATAGATATCTAGTGGAATGAAGTTGTTAGGATGCTCCACATCAGGAATGAATACCAAAGTAGCGTCCCCTCTGGGGCGCTCAATATCTCCCAATGCGTGACAACCCAGAAAATAAGGCTGCGAGTTGGGGCCATCTGGTTGAACCCAGATAGCACCCGCACCCGCCAAAAAGCTCTTAGCCATTGTTATGCCTCCTAGTGGCACGAATGACTAATTCGATGCCTTAATAATCATTCCGGTAGCAGCATCAACTTCGCCAACGCCAAACAGTTCATTCTCACCACACAATACAAGCTGATTCAATCCGCTGTTAGCGGTGATCGTGATTGTTTGCCATGTATAGCCACCGTCAATTGTGCGCAGGATTGCATCACTTGAACTGGTGCCAATCAAGAAACCATAAAGTTCGTTGATGAATCTAACATCAAGAACACTACCCGCTGCTCCTGCAGGATATGTCCGCTGTGCCCAGGTTGTCCCTGCATCATTTGTGTAATACAGTTCTCCTGCATCGTCACCAACCCAAATACGATTGCGGTCAATCATCCAAACGGATACCAATCCGTTCCCGCCACCGGTAGCAGTAACCGTATCCCAGGTATCGCCACCATCGATGGTTCGAATGATCGTGTCCGTATCGCCAACTGCGAAACCATTATTTGCATCGATGAAATGCACACCGTACAAATCGTTCGCAGTTACGGTTCCAGCATCCTGCAGCGTCCAGGTTGCGCCACCATCGGACGAATACCCAATGTTGCCACCTTCCAGAACAGCCCAAATATTGCTAGGATCGTAAGCGAATAGAGCGCGGAATCCCACAGCACCCACGTTGTTTGCAGTAGCAATGTCCGCGTTTGTCCAGGTTGCGCCGTTATCATCCGAATACGCCACCTCTGCATTATCGGCAACATCAGCATCCCGAATACATAGAATACGAGTTATATTCTTGTCAACAGGGAAACAAACAATGCTCATAATGTTCTCGTCTGCAGCGAAAGGATCAGCAGCAGTAGCAGCAAAGTTTGCTCCATGATCTGTTGAGCGCAGAACATTCGCGGTCAACCCGCCAGCTGCCTCGCATCCAATCACCAGAACATCGCAGAAATCACTCGAATCTCCGCAATCGCCAGAACAAGCAGGATCAGAGCAACTCGCAATACAGTTGAGCGCTTGCGATTCGGTGGTTGCTTTTCGCTGCCCCACCATCTCAAACCCTTTAAACATCGCCTCAGATGCCATCGAGAAGGTACTGAGAACTTCATCCTGAGAATCAGGGGTACGCGCGGCCAGATTTGCAATTGATTCGCTCGTAATATATGTTGCGGGGAGCGAATAAGCGCGCTCGAAAACAAAGGTGTCTTTTCGTCCACATTTGTTCATGAGTACATGAACCGGAACTGGACACGATACCTTTTCAAGCCAATCCGCTGTGCGCCCAACTTTCATCTCGATATCGAAAGTTACGGGGCCAGGGGCAGCTTGTGAAGAGTTGTCTACCACAAATTTGTTTGGGGCAGATGGATCAGGGCAATAATAGAGCGTGACATCACCTTTGGGAACATCAATCCCCAATAACTGATGACAGCCCAAATAGCGGGGCTGTGTATTCGCTCCATCCGGTTGAACAAAAATTGCGCCTTCACCTGCTAAGAAATTATCACTCATGAAGAACCTCCTACACTAATTGTATGAATGGCCCGATTTTTTATTCGCACGAGAAATCGCTTGTTCCATCCTGCGCTTATAAATTGGAGTCCATTTTTTCTGAATTACCTTATCGAAATTTCTTGCTTTCGTTCCTGGATGTATCACCCAGGATGCAAACACAGTATTCCCAGAAGAACCACCGGAACGCGAGCCGATCATGTTCGGGATGGTCTTGGGTTTATACTGAGATTTGAATGCTAATACTCCACCCGGTTTCTTGGGTTGAATAATATGCTCTTTTGTGCCGCGATCTACATAACCGTATATCTCATCGTCTGTTCCCACATAAATATCAATGGAATTAGGACCTACCGCCACGATCATTTCAAATTTAGGTTTGCGCTCCCAGGTGCTGACCGTCTTTTGAAAATCATTGCGAATATCACGCGCCGTAGTTTTCGCAGTAATAAAGATCTCTTTGCGAAATACATCATCCTTGAATTTCTTGGGCGTGAGTGCTTTGACTATGAGCGCCATTTAATCCTCGCTCGCTAAAATAGAAAAATCTTTAATGTCAAATTGCTCTCCTGCAAATAAGCCAATCAGAGCGCGCACAATTTGAGCGTATGTCCAGGTTCCTGGAAGCGTTGGGTATCCATGATTTTCTAACCACGTATTGATTCTGCTAACGTTTTGTGTGCTAATGCGCACCTTCCAGCGCAAATCACCGTCCTCGGTATTCTGGATTGTTACCAAAGGAATGAGATCATCGCCGGCCTGCTCTGCTATCGTTGCCAATCTCGCCGTAGAACTTGTCATTAGCAAACAGAACCAATTTCCTAATCTTCCAATTTGAGCGTATCCACCAGAGCGCTTTTCTACTTCCAATTCGTAGACTTCTCCCCATCCGATAAAAACGGTCTGCGTTTCTCCGGTGGGTTCCCCGTTCTCGTCCAGGATGGGGCGCTCTTCGTAGATGGGGTCACGCATGGGAACCGTAACAATCTCTCCCGTATCGTAATCCAGCGCATCCACAGCTGCTTGTGCAATCGATTTGTTAATCAGTACATAAGCTAACATTAAAAACTCTCCAAGATTTCGTATTCTCCATTTGTGCCTCGGGCGTAGATGGTGAGATTATCGACAGCAGTATTTATCCCCCCTCCATAAGCACCGTGTCTTGTGGAGCCAACCAAGGAACTATCTACCACGGCAGTTCCAATCAGTACATCATTGTAATAAAGACGCGCAGTAGCACCCTCCAGTATTGCCCTTAATTCTTGCCCCGCCCCAAATACAGCTGCAGCACTTATTAGATTAGTGGGTGCACCACCAATGTATTGTCGTAAAACAGCATTGCCCCCATCGTGGAATACTCTTATATAATTAGCATTATCCACATATCTTAAAGCCAACCCACATAAAGCGATTTGAGGTTCACAGGTTACAATTACATCCGCAGTTTTGATATCATTAATTGTTATGGCAAGGAATGCTCCACTAAGCGGTTCTGATTCGAGAAATGAACAATGCAGCGCATTAGAGACAATGTCAAATGAACCAATAGGCTGCTCCCATTGCAGCCCTGCGCCACCGGAACCAATCCCTCCTGCTATCCCCTCAGCATGACCTAACCCATCGCTCTCGTAGCTTTCATTCAATTTCCACCATGACCATGTTCCAGGCCCAAAAGTGCTGTTGAGCCATGATTCTGTCATGGTTCCCGCGTCCAGATGAGTATGAATATCTGACATTTGAGCAGGGGTTGCCACTACGCCATAAAGAATAATTGCATCTGAGAGCCAGCCCAAATAAGGCGCAGAATGTGCAACAAATCTATCACCGATATAACACCTTTGATTTGATAGATTTCCTGCGAATACACCAAGTGCATTTTGAGTCAACCCTTCTTGTGCTCCATTGTAAAATGCCTTAAACTCATCTGCCAATTCGGAAACAGTAAGCCCCAATGTCATAGTAGATGTTGTAATAACCGCAGCTTTTACCACTGATTCTGTAACACCACCACCCCATCGATTGAATGTAATTGTGTTTGCTCCTGACTTTGAAATACCAATACCATCAGAGAATGCGCCAACACTCAAATTCAACATATAATCTACGGACGCGTCTGCCCAATCATTTCTCGCTCTCACAATTGCGGAACATTCCGCACCATCAAATTTATTATTCAAATCTGCAGAGTAGATATCCACAAAAGAATTTGTGCCATCGAAAAATGCTTTGCGAGCATCTCCGCCGAACCCGACTCTGGTTGGCGTTCCATCATTCACACCACCGTAATCAATCACATCCGGAACCGTCCCGAATCCATCGGAGAGCAGGGGAGCAGGGAGCCAGAGTTTTTTGGGAATTGAGATTTCGGAAATATCAGACAGTAAACCGTTAAACGATGCACCAGGATATAATGTTACATTTACTCCTGATGATCCAATCCAAGCGAGTTTATAATTAGTGTCACCGTCTTTATAAAAAAACAAAGCACCAGTCGTTCGCAAAGCATAAACAATACCGTAAGATATATTAGTGGATGCAGTAAAAACTGCGCTTGACGCAGCACCTGCAGCTCCATCATTGATTCTAAAAACTCCACCAGATAACCAAAAAGCACATTCATTGATAGCTCCGGCTTGATTTGTATCAAATCCGATCATCCAACTAGATAAAGCGTAAATGTGTTTTGTGATCGCTTTAAAAATTACACCAGGGTTTCGAGATATCGAACCGTACCACAATCCAGGATCGCCAACTGCGTTCAATCCATGTACAGATAATCGACCACGCCCCATATCCAACAAATTCAGAGTATCCACAACCGTACGCGTTCCAGGCCCAGGTTCTGCAGCGGTTCCGTTGATCGCTCCTGGAAGTCTGGGAGTAAGGAATTCATCACGCAAAGAATAAACGAGATCCGGTTTTCGATTTCGCATCTGTTGCAGATATTCAGGGGATTTTTTACTGGTCAGAATTCCCATGCTTTAAAAACTCTCCAAGATTTCGTATTCGCCGTTTGTGCCTCGGGCGTAGATGGTGAGATTGTCACATCTAGTTGGAGTTGCAATTGCAGATACTCCATGCTTTGTGCTTTTCAATGTGCTATTAATTACCGCTGTTCCAATAAGAACATCTTCGTAATATGCTCTAACGTTTTGTCCATCTACAATCAGACGCAAATTCCCACCAGGAACATAAACTGCAGCAACACTTAATAATACATTTATAGCACCGCCAACGATCTCGCGAAGAACCACCGTTCCAGCACCGTTGTTATATAACATTACAAGATTGTCTTCATCTAAATATCTTGCACATGGACCGCAAGCTGCCCATCCATCGCATGTAATTACAACATCCTGCGTTTTGCATTCCGCAACTGCTATCGAAATATTACCCCAACCAGGATTTTCTATAAGATCACATTCAAATTGATCAGATGAATTAATGTCAAATGCGCCAATAGGCTGCTCCCATTGCAGCCCTGCGCCACCGGAACCGATTCCTCCTGCTATCCCCTCGGCATGACCCAATCCATCGCTCTGGTAGCTTTCGTTCAATTTCCACCATGACCAATTATTTACGCCGAATTCAGCGTCCAGGATTTGCTCGGTAAGAGTTCCCGCGTCCAAATGAGTGTGCATGGTTGCCATTTGTGCGGGGGTTGCTACCACGCCGTAGAGTAGAATCGCATCGGAGAGCCAGCCATCCCAAACATTGATTGGAGCAGTAGTTCCAGCACCAATAACTACGGCTGACGAAGTTAAATTTCCTGTCCATACACCTGCGTTTACCGCTGGCGATGCTGCTATTTCAACGCCATTCTTGTATGCTCTAGCTTGATCGTTTGTATCTGATCCTGTAATGCCAGAAGTAAACCAACCAACTTCGCCAGCATACGAAGTTTCGTTCATTGTTGCCACAACCCCATTAGCCTCATAAATAAATTGAATACGATTGTTTGCAGCTACTCTGGATATATAGAAACTATTATTTGCATCTACAAAAAACCGAATCAAATATCTAGTTGTTCCATCAGTCCAAACAGCCACATCAGAGACTTTGCTTCGCACAATGCACGAAAACTCTTTTCCGTTAAATTTATTATTCAAATCTGCAGAGTAGATATCTACAAAAGAGTTCGTGCCATCAAAAAATGCTTTGCGAGCATCCCCGCCGAACCCGACTCTGGTTGGAGTTCCATCATTTACACCGCCGTAATCAATCACATCCGGAACCGTTCCGAATCCGTCTGAGAGTAGGGGAGCAGGGAGCCAAAGTTTCTTGGGAATAGAGATTTCGCCAACATTATACAAAAATGAAGTTACATTTAATCGATTAGAAAGCCCAGGATAATAACTCGAAATATTGCTAGTATTAGAAACGAAACATAATTCCCACTTATTATCGTTGTCTTTCACAAACCAAAAATATCCAGCTTGCCTTGATAGCATCGCTAAGTCATAAGACGAATTTATTGTGTATTCATAAAAGTCAGATGACAAGTTTGTTGCTCCTGCTTCGCCTGGATGAAATGCTCCGAAATAAGGAATGATACAATCATAGAAAACAGATACCGTATTATTGTCCCACCCAATATAACAAATACCGCCGTTTAGTGTTCGAATAATCACATCCCTGAAAATAAGAATATCACCAACTTCTCTACTCTTGCTGTTGTACCTAATTGCAGGATCACCCAAAAGAGCAGTTGCAGGTAAAACCGCATATCCATCTGTAATACTCAAAAGATTCCCAGTATCCACTACAGTACGAGTTCCAGGCCCAGGTTCTGCAGCGGTTCCATTCACCGCTCCTGGTAAGCGCGGGGTTAGAAAAGAATCCCGCAACGCATATGGCGTTTCCGGAACACGATTCCTGATTTGCTGCAGATATTCAGGAGATTTTTTGCTACTTAGAACGCCCATTCATAACTCCAAGAAACACATATAACAAACCGCTCGCCACAAGCCAATTAAATATCAATCGATCATTGGCAAAAATTGCCACAAAAATAAATACAATCCAGGGACCCAAGCACCAGGGGCAAGAGAAGATTTCTGCGATGCTTTTGTATATCTTGTTCTTGCGCAATTCCCATTTCATACGATATTCAGGCAGCGCTCCATGAGTAATTAAGCCAGATATTCGATTTGATCGTTTTGCCGTCCAGCTACCCACGAGCATTCGCAACGCGGAAAAGATCATCATCGGCCCATTCTGCAATGTAATGAGATTCGCCAAGAAGGCGCTGGCCAAAGAGATGCAAATAAGTTCCAATAATTGCTCGGTCACTGTTTTATCCTGAGATCCATTCCGTGTTGCTCGTCCGCTAATAATCCTGTCATATCCTGATAATCAACGAAGAACTCTAGTTTTCCAGTGCCGAATGAATATGCGGTTCCTGTCTTTGTTCCCAACACGGTCACAGCAGGAGCAGCACCGATATATTGCAAGATATACAGCCCCCCGTTTTTCCTGGAAGGCTGCAGCGATGAGATCCCGTTCCCACATCCAGTACAAGCCATTATCCATCCTTCAAAAAAGAGTTGATAATAATATCTGCAGCTGCAAACGGAGTAGTGGCTTGCTCTGCCCATCCAGTGACAGGAAAATCTTTTCCCGTATGCCCCAAGCATGGGTCAAATTCCATCATGCGAATACGCTCCAATTGATCATCGGCCCATTGGAGCAGAATTTGCTGTTGCGCAGCGTCAATTTGTGGGGATGCGCAGGGGCATTTGTGCAAAACCGCTGCCTCGATAATGTTGATCTTTTTAGCCCAACCAGAAAAGTTCGGCCACCAATTGCAGTCACAAGCTGCCACAGATTGCAGAGCGATCGTAATATCAACAGCGGTAATATCCAGATAGTGTTCGGCGGTAATCAATTCGCTGGCATTCATGGTACTAATTCGATACTCATCGAGCGCATCCCAAGTCACACCTACCGCCGTAATCGTGGTATCCGTGACGGCAGTTACTAATCCATTGGTGGCTTGTGTAAGATTATAGAGAACTTGACCAATGAGCGGACGAATGCCGCGCGTGATGAAATCTCCGTCCGCATCTGACAAAGCTGCATCTGCAGGGCCAGCGCCCCCATGTACGCCAGCAAGAAGATTCCCCACGCAAAAGAAAGCCCCATATTCCCACGCTTCTGCATATCGAGTTGTACAAGTCATTCGGGTACGCTCCCTGCAGCGCCCAGATCAAATCTAAGGCGATTCTAAGTCGTATTTGATAGATAATATAGCATTGCGCTTTTAGGCGCTTAAACAGCAAATTTATCTCTAAGATTTCTTGTTTTCGTGGCGCTCAATTCGGTAATATCTTTGAGGTTGGTAAGGGTACTCTCCCGAATAGCGCGTGGAGTAAGCAATCCGTTTTTTACCAACTTCTCGGCTACTTCTTGATCAACACCTTTGATCATCAATCTTTTGACAGCATTCATATTGCAGTTCCTTTAGGTGGGATTTGTAATTGCCAATCCATTCATGCAGTGATTTCCAACCCAGGCATCGGTAGCAGCTGCGGTATTCAAATCGTCATAATCACCATTTGCGGGAACCGGAAGTAAGCAGGAGAAATAATTGTTAGCAACCATGTTCCTGTCACCGCCAGTTGTGTTGATTCCTTCATTGGCAGCTGCAGCAGCACCCTGGGCGCTCGAATTGTAAATCTTGTTATTAGAAATCACGTTATCATCGCATCCACCGAGCAACGAAATCGCAATTGCGCAATCATGGAATACGTTGTTTTCAATCAGGGAGAAAGCTACTCCGCTGCCAGCAACGGGCGAGGATATCCCGTACACATCGCATTTCCAGAACAGATTGTCGTGAATATTGCAATACCAGGAGTAATCCAGTTCAATCGCAGTATCAACCGTATCATCAAAAATGCAATTGCGTACCGTGAGATTTTCGCCGAACAATGTAGTTCCATCCCATTCTGCAGCAATCGCATTACATCCGGCAAACGTAGGCCCTTCTGAGAAGAAAAAACCTTCAATGGTCACATCAATCGCTGCCACCGTAATACACGTTCCTGCATTGCTCGCAGGATACCAATATACACCTTGACCAGATTGGCAAACGCCCACGATCTTTACGCCAGGAACCGTAATGGTTACTTCTTCTGAAATTGCAACCGTGTTCCCATCTGCAGAATTTCCATACTGCCAGGAATTGTTCGCCATCACCGCGATTACATCTCCGCGATAAGGTTGGCATTTCGTGAGAGCAGTAGCAACTGAAGTCAATGGAGCAGTTGGATCAGTTCCATCGCGCAGATTGTTATTGTCCACATGATTAGGATCAACATAGAACACCTGTCCCTGCGTGTTCTGCCGTAATCCATATTCCGCAACAGCACCAGGGACTCCAAATTGACCAGGATAACCTGAGTCTTGGATTTGTGGATTAGGCCAATTTACATTTGTGGCTGGCATAACATATTCCTTTTCGATTGTTCTGGGGTTGCGCAGAGCATCCACGCAACCCCAGAATAATCATCGATCAATTAAGCTGCAGGTTCGGCAACAGTGATTCCATTGTCGCCAACTTCTGCTTCGGCTACATCAGCTGCAAAGTTCCCGACCCAATTGTCGTTCCCGTTTGTTTCAGCTGTATAGCCACCGGTATTCGAGTAATCACCATCAAAATAGTTCCCGACCACTTGATTGTATCCAAGAGATCCGGTTCCAAGATTGATATAGGTTGTGGTTGCTCCCAGATCGCCAGTAGCTTGCACAAAGTGATTCCCTGCGATGATACTGGCATTGAATCCACCCGCCTCAATCGTAATATACTCCACAGCCTCCTGGAATGTGTTCCTGAGAATGTGCGTTTGATAGGGGCTTGCAGTGGGAGTTGCGGTGATGGTAATACAAGGCTGCGCGGTATCGAATTCAGCAAATCGGCAATCCTGGATTGTACAATTCGCAGGAGCACCCTCAAATTCAACACCATACAAACCTGTTCCCCATCTGCCATCAAAGAAGCAGTTTTGTATAATCGTATCTTCTGCTCCTGCACCGGCATTCCAGGTGAGTTTTACACCTGCGCCATCGGCTGCAGGCTGGAAGTGAATCCCATCGATCAACCAACCGCTTTGATCAATCGAAAGAGCATCACCAGCAGCGGGAACCCAGACAACATCAAACTTGGAATTCCCGCATCCAATGATAGAACAATCAGGCGGGTAGCTTGTGCGATCAATCGCAATTGAGTCCGTATAGGTTCCAGGAGCAATCACAATCGTACTGCCCTCGGCTTGAACTTCTGACAGCGCATGAAAAGCAACCAATTTCGCCATCGCAGCGGTAATTGTGGAGAGCGGGTTATTGGGATCAGTTCCATCGGCAGTTGTAGTTGCGTTAGGATGGTTTCCGTCAACGAATAGCACGATTCCGTTTGGCTGTGTACGCAATCCTCTGGAAACGTCCGACCCGGGTACACCCATTTGACCAGGATACCAGGGCTGTTGACGAATTAATGGAAAGTTCATAAGTCCTCCTCTTAGAAACCGCTTTGAGGCATGAGCAGGGTAGGCGCACCATCCGGAATTGTGGGCTTGCCACTTTCCAGAGATGATACTTTTTGTCTCAGATATAATGCAGCGATCTTATCGGGGTTAGGAAATGCCATGAAAGGCGAAATTTCATCCTCCAGTCGCCAAGTACGACCAGACACCGGCGATTCATAGAGGATATAATCGTTGCGTTTTGCATCTTCCATATCAGCCTCTAAGACCTCAATCAATCCAAGAAATACAGCATGTTTATCGGAACCATGCTCTATGTAATCCGCTCGCTCTGTCTCGTTGACAGTTCCGGATTCGGGTGACAGCCCAAGCATCTGGGCCATCACCCTATTTTGTTCCTGCAGCTGCGCAATCTGCGCAGCAAGTTCTTTATTCGTTGTAGCCATTTGAAATGCTCCCTTACTTTTCTATGGTTTTATTTACGGAGCTGTACCAGATGAATAGTACGCTCCACGATAATCGAACAGGTTTCCTTCCGTTCCATCCACGTAAGTACCCCAAACATCGGATACTTTGAGCACGATATTTCCAGTCTCAAAATCGCCCATGATTGGATCAACAGGAGAACCAGAACCGAGCATGGATGTAACACTCTCGATATCAGAGCGTCGGCGCAAGATCATAGGCCCAGGCATTCCCTGCCTGCGTCCCAAGATGAACGGAATTACGTTGCTGCGCTTGTAATCTGCGAACATATACCAGGGTAAATTCGGGGCGGTTCCAGTCATGTACGGGTCTTTGATGGGAATGAAGTTGACCACATTCTTGGCGTTGGTGGCAAGTTCTGCAACTTGTGTGCTTTGCAAAATCTGCATAACGGTATCATGCAATCCACGATGATAGACCAGATAAACGGCCTCAACTTCCATCGGATTTCCGCGATCATCCACGCGTTGACCAAAGGCCATGCGCGCTTCTGAAACACGCGCAGTCGTCAAGCGCCCATTCTGAGAATAGAGCGCACCCAGAGCAACTAATCGAGCGATGGAAACAGCGTTGGTGTAGAATCGAGAAACGTATTTCGCGAGGGTTCTGCGAGCAGAATCACCCATCAACATTGCTTGATCTTTGAAATAACCAAGATCATCGTTTACGAGCAATTCATGAGAGAAGTCGTATTCCTTCTCCCATCGCCAAACCTGATTTGTGCGTTTGGTTTCTCCCTTGCTGCCAGCACGAGGGCGCTCTTTCTCGCCGACCAATTCGAGGTCATCCAGAGATCCACGATGTTGATAACGATACACCTGTAGATAATTCGGAACCGTATCCGGTTTCACTAATGGAGTCCAATCGAACTCCATCATCTTGTATCCTTCGAGCGCTAAACGCTGAACGAATTCTTGAATGGTATAGGTAAAATCTGCCGATACCATAACTTCCTGGAGGGGAGCAGGATCAAACTGATGGCTTAATCCATCCATGCCCTCGTTGAGCATCCGGAACATATCATTGCCATCGCTTGCGCGTTTGGCGTAATGTTCCTTCATCTCTGGGTTTGCTAACGCCGCGGTCGTCATTCGTTCGCGGTGAATAGCGTTTAGTTTTTGTAATATTCTACGCATAGTTGCTATCCTCCTACGAAAGATCTCGTGAACCGTTGAACAGCAAGACACAGAATACTTGCTCAACTAATTCATTGGCCAATGAAGTGTCAAACGAATAGGTTGCATTCGGCCCACCTTGCGCAGAATCAGCCATTTCGTCTTGACAGTAGAACAATACCCCGGCTTGTGGGTTCTTGACATCAGCATCATTGAGCGGTGAAAGTGATAGCGTCACACCTTCTCCCAAATCATCTGAGTCATCCACGTAAACGGGTTGTCCAGGAACTGGGGCTTGCTCGAACGTGTTCGCATCCCCACCACTATAGGTGAGAACATTAGCAACATAATTTTTGATGATAAAACCATCAGCAATGTTGATAATCACGCGCCCAAGAGAAGTGGTAAGCCCAGGAATGGCGCTCACTACAATCCCCGTAATATTCAGAGGGCGACCATCAGCAGCAGTTCGTCCTCCGATTGCAATGACAGGATGCACCCCATCGTAATCGCCGTTCGCGTCAAAGATACCATCTTTGGTTCCAGAACCGGAATTATCAGCCACAGGCCAAATATCCTGTTCATGTACTGGAACGGTGACATATGGACCGCTCGTATCCTGCCAGTCTACATCACCATAAAACACATCAACCATAGCAACCTCCTTGCTTAGTCACTAAAAATAATCGCATCGATGCGCCGTTGATGATCTTCGGCGATTTCCTTGTCAGTAAGGGGCTTTTCTGCAGCTGCAGAAGTATTGCCCAAATCCTGCGGTTCGCCAGAACCCAACAGCGCTTTGATGTAATCTTTTTCGGCTGTAATTGCGGATTGCAACTCAGCCTCTGATAGGTAATTGCCAGTGGCAATTCGCTCGCGCGCTTGCTCTGGTAATTTTGATTTTTCCAGGATCTCAAAAACATCGGTTTCGGCTAAATGAGTCGGCTCGTCCTCATCACCCTCAGAAACTTCATCATCTCCGGTTTCATCCTCGATAACTTCGGTTTCATCTTCGGCAATTTCATCGTCCTGTTCTTCCAGGATCACATCATCTGATTCCTGGATTTCGTCCTCGGTGGTTTTTTCTTCGATCTCATCTACTTCAACGAGATCTTCGTCTTTTTCCATTTGAACCTCCTCATCATTTTCAACCAATCGCAGAGCGCGACCACCCGCACCCGCGTTTGTTACAAAATCGACATTCGTATATTTCGATGCAATGATCGCCTCGACAATATTTGCATCCTTGCCGTCAATCTGACCCTTTTTTGCCTTCCCTTTGGCGAGAATAGAACACTTTAGGGTTTCCAATTCTCCCAATTTCTCGCGGTTCCGAATATCTTCGGCAAAATCAGGGTTCCAAACCTTCACACGCCCAATGGGAGCGCCATCCTCAGAGAAACCAATAATGCGCTCCACTTTAGCTACTTCGGTACGCACGTTCTTTTCTTCTGGGCGATGATCCGTAGCATACATTTTGGCACCCTCGAATATGTGCGCATCCCTGCGCAGCACCTCAGCGGGGTAATAATGGTTATCTTTGGGGTTTCCCCATCCTGGTTGAATTACCACGATATCCATCTTAAGCGGAGAGCGCGCATCTGAGTTCTGTTTATCGCTCTCAGAAATGCGCACGATGGACCCCATATCGCTCTCTGCGAAATCTTCCAGTTCTGCCATTGCGGATTCCTCGGTTGAAATCTCAGCGTCAAAGGCAGATGTAAAATCTGCCATCAGACTTTCCCAGGCAGGAACCTTTTCGCTCACCGGAATATCATCATTGTTCCAGATACGCCAAAATAGCGTGTAGAAAACGCTCGTGTGTCCCTCTAGGCGCTCCATAAGTTCAGATGCTTTTCGAGCAGCTGCTACATCATCAAAACTCATTGCACCCCAGGGAACATTCGCCCGATCAATCACATCGTAGGATGGATACATTTCCTCAACTTCGGTTTCAATCTCATCAACGGCCTCATCAAGTTTTTTAGGTTTCATGATTTCCTTTACGTTTATATTCAGAGCAGCAATCTGTTTATTCGCTTTTTCTTCGGTTGGATGACAACCCAAAGTCGCACCGGTTTTTTTGCCGTCTTGCTCTTTGTAGATGCACCACTTGTTTCCCTGTTTTACTTTCAGATAAGGCATCGATTTACCCTGCGTATCCATGAGCGCCCCAGAAGAACGACATGATTTCTCCGTTGGTATCATTCCAAACTTGCGCCCATAATTTTGACCCAACATCAATGCGTGGCATTTGAAAATCAAGTGGAGTACCACCTGCCCGATTTCCTGGAACAGCAGATGTTGTAATCATTTCCTCTGACCATTGCCCTGCAGCAATTGCATCTGCGCTCGTTCCGGTTCCGTAAATAAACCGGATTCGCCACGGTGATGTGTCGTCATCTAAATCTGTAATCAATAATCTATGAGCATCAAATTTAACTAATCCAGCCACAACCGGAACATCATCTGTGCCACAAATCGGAATCGCCGCGCCCCAGGTATTGTTTCCACTGGTAGCAGCAAATGGACGAGCCACATTCGCCTCGATTGCGTTCACTTCGCTTGGTATAGCTAACGCTCCCCAATAACGGCCGCGACTGTGAATGTGTTTTTCGATCTCATGCACACGATATGCCAGGGAATTGCTTGTTCCCAATAGCCCCTCAGTGGCAAGACTATCGATCTTTGATAATTCAAAGAATGTCCGGTTAGTAGGTTTCATACGTTATTCTCCGTTTGCTACGCCAACCACATGGAATAATCCAGGATTATCCGTATCACCAGATTCACGCGCCACCAAACGAATACGCTCAATTGTGCGCTCCAACTGCAATGGACCATAAACGAATGCTTCAATCGCAGCATCGGTAGCAGCATATGTGATGTATTCTCGCTGTATATTCGATTGAATATCAGAGCCAGCAGCCATCACGCCAGCTGCATAGAGCGTCATCTGGAACCAATTCTGTACACCAACTTGATCAATGGAATAGGGAGAATATTCGAGATACCAATCAACCGCACCGTCCGTTGCATCTGCATCTTCATCGTATGAGAAATATAACGTTAGCCAATCGTAGGCGATAATCGGAATCTCAGTTGGAGACGCATCCCACGCTCCCTGCGCAGCCAAAGCAGCTGCAGCACGAAATGTGATGGGATTCGCTTGTCCGGTTGGATGGGGGTAAGCAATTGGTAACATTTATTTTCTCCCAGAAACAAAAAAAAGACCGCGAACAGAATTGTTCACGGCCTCCCATTGCGGTATGCCAAATATTCAACTAATCGGAGTGTACCAGATAACCGCAATCATTGTCAAGCAACCAGAAGCGCCCAGATTGATTCTAAGGCGATTATACGCTATATGCTATATTCTGCTATATATCAATCACAGAATCGCCTTAGATTGAATTATGGTGCAAAATCAGCACATTCATTCATCTGATTATAATAGCATCCTACGGGTTTCAATCGATCCCTGCGCATCATGGACGAATAACGCCATCCAGAATCATTCAACGTAAACCACAAGAATCCATCCAATCTATTATCCTGCTCCACGATCTTGTAATGCTCAACCTGCAGCTGCTCAACAGCAGGGGAGTTCTCATAGCAGATGGAGTTCTCATTCAAAGAAGTAATTACGGATGTTTCAGATAGCCAAACAGGTTTATCTTGCGTTAGCGATTTAATCGATTCGATCTTATTACTGATATCGAAATAGCTGTATTCAGAGCAATACGTATACCCATGAAATGAGATCCCATCAAATTCGTGAACCGTATCCAGGAAACCAAGAAAAAACGCTTGCGATGGATCAGCCAATTCTCCTGCTAAAATCTGCAAATCAGGATACTCGCTCTTGATCGCAGAATACACAAAATTATAAAACTCTGCATATTCTACTCCGCTTGCATAATCAGAACCAATGCAACCAAAATAATATTCTGCTCCAATATAATAAACGTCCGGTTCCACCCAGACAGACATATAATCAAGATCGTATCTGCTAACCGCTTCTTTTGCTATCGCTGCCCATAAATTCCAGAATTCAGGTAATGGCAGCTTGCAAGTAGGTTGATTCCCGTTCATCCAGGATGGTGAACCCTGAAACCCGCCATAGCGCCGATCATCATTCTGGAATATTCCGTCCGGTTTTGTCCAATTTGGTTGGGTGAGTGGTTCCGGAATAATATCCGTAAAATGGATTGTGTATTTTAGGATCAATCCATTGTAATTTTCGGCATACTCCGAGAATGGGCGAGAATAAACCTCAACACCTCGAATTGGCTTTTTTTCATAAGGCGACTGTTGATCGCTTTTCAACAGTACGGGAATATATATTGTGTGCAATTCGGATACGCTAGGCAGCACAAATCGCACACCATCCTTGTTTATGATAATTGTAGTTATCGAAAACAATAAAATGAGAAACGAGAAAATTATAATCAAGAGCAAATAACGTCTACCCTTTTGCATCTTTGACCACCTTTCGATATACCCTTACTTGATTTCCGTTATGATCTCGGACAATCTCGCTCTCCCACGTTCCAGAATCAATCATTTTAGCCATAAGAGAATACACGGACGAGCGCCCAATTCCGATACTCTCCGCAATATCTCTTACCCTCAAATCTCCTGGTTGTATGGGCTGGACTATATCTTTTTTTAATTCATCTAACGCTGCTCTTGCAAGTGCATCAAGTTCGCTCATGCTATTACCTCGTAGTTTCTTAGATCAAGCGTTTTTGTCCAACGATGCACATCCAGGATTTTGTCCCCGTAAATCTCGAACGCCAGCGCTCCATTTGTGATCTGCTCCACGCTTTTTGTAACCTGTCTGCCGTAGCAATTCAAGCCACACATGGAAGGCATCAAACAGATTTCAGATATATAATCTTTGTCATCGATGGAAATATTCCAGAATGCGCGCGCCCAAGTGTGAAAGTGCGCTCTCAGGAACAAATCTGCAGGATTACGACCGCGCAGCAAGTCTTTCATCATTCTATCCCGTATATAATAGCTGGCAATATTCCCCTCTAACCACTTACGAGATCCAGGCCCGGGGCCATGATGAGCGCAATCAATCAACAGCCCATTATATTCAATCAATCCATGATGAATAGGTTTTACGTCAATCTCTGGGTATTCCGCTTTCAATTGAGCAGTAACCACGCCCCCACTCGTTCCATCTCCGAACACGTGAGAACTCGTCCCCTCTACATATCGCGCAGCTTTCAAATTTGGTAATTCCATGATAGGGCGATGATTGGCGAGTGCAATCAAGAATTGATCTCCAATCCTGGTTGTAACCCAATCAGAAACATATTTTTGCCCCTGCGTAATATCACCTAAATGAAGATACAATATCTCATCACCTGCAGATAAATCAACTAGCCATTCAAGATTTCTGTTCCTCAGTTTATTGAGATATAGCTGGAATGATCTAAGTTTTGGGGAATGATAGCAATAATCAAACTCCTTTGGATCGCTAATCACCATCAATTCCGCTTCCGTAAAACTCAAATCCTCATCATTTGCCAGTTCTAATATCAAGTTATCGTCAGGGAGTCGGGTATCTGGCGACATTAGCCCCCGAATATTGCCCCCATGATCATCGCTTTCAACGTACAAAATCGTTCTCTTTTTCTGCATTGTTGTTCGTCCTTCGCTCCCTGTTGATTAGCGCTCTCAGAACATCCGATTATATCGAGATACGACCTCCTTGGCATATTCACAAGCTGCATGTGCAGTCCGGAACCACTTCTTACGCGTAATCCTGTCCGCTCCGTTTGCCTTGATTACAGGAATATATGATTTGTCTCCCGTTCTCGTTTTGCGCCTATAATAATCATTATTGAAATGCAGCAGCATTTTTGGTTTATCCTGCTCAATTATATCAGTCATCAACTGCGCTCCCGTATCCAGGTTTCCCCATTATTCAAGCGCTTTTCGTTTTTATACCATCGCCGAATCTCCGCTGTCGTTGGAGAGATACCTAATCGTTTTTCGATTGCGTCCACCTTCGCCAAATCAGCATCGCGTACTGCTAACAGCATCTTGTTTTGTATCCTGATAGATTCCGTATCAGATGAAGTCATGATACACGTAATCGCCTCAATATACGTTTGTGTTAGTGTTCCAGCGAGGGTCAACGCATCTTGCTCTTGCTGCTCTTTAGTCATTTTTTAAATACTCATGAATTTGTTGCACAAAAAAATATACTGGCATTTCTAACTCTTGGGCGCACTCCACTTCTGCCCTTGCTCCTGCGCTCCGTTCCCATCCTTCAATGGCGTAAACCGCATCACAGCGCGAGAGTAATTCGAGATCCCCCTGCAACCATGTTTCATCCGGAATACCCACCGCACCATCAAAGAAAGCAGTATTCTTATGAGGGCAGAGCGCCACGCCCCCAAAATTCCAGACTTCCAACGCAGCCAATTCTGCTTTTCTGATATTCTCTTTTATATACCAAATACCGTCTTTGGAGCGATAAGGGCCAGCAATATAAACAACTTTTTTTTCGCTCATACTTCCACCGAATCCCACTCATAATCCAGTCCAACATCATCACATAGTGCAATCAGAATAGTTGCAATCTTCCAGCTAATCAGATTGAACTGATATTCTCCCGATTCGGTGTGAACCTTTACGTTATACGAAAATCCAGGAATAAATTCCATATCTAACTCCTTACGGTACATTTGGCATTCTACCACGGCTCATGGGTTCGTCTGTTTTTTCCAATCCGCAACCGCATTTCCATCCTTTGCATTCTAGGGCTGGATTGGGTGGTTGTTGTGGCATAACATTATCCCGCCACCAAGACGCGCGCTTGACCTTTCCTGCTAATTTGCCACACGTATTGCAATGCGTTTTCGTGGGACCTAAAACCCAACGCAATTTTGGGTCTTTCTCTCCTTCAACTTTTGCTCTGTTTTCTAAATCTCGATAACGGTTTACCCAGAGAGATGCACGATTCAATACCGTTTGCAGCTTGCCCCCATCCTTACGCATATTCTGTTCTATGAATGCAGCTAATCCAGGGATGCGCGCATATTCTGAAAAGATCGCAGCGGAGAGCAACGCTTGCTCTGCTCCTGAGATTTCATCTTTTGCTATCCCTACCTTTGCTGCTCCGCTTGCCCATGCTCTTGATAAGCCCCGATCAATCGCAGCATACATCAAATCAAAGAACACATCGCGCGGCCAGAAACCGGACCAATAGCCGCGCATGATTTGATGTAAATCTGACTGATAGGATTTTACGCTCATTTTTTATCCGAAAACCAAACAACATTCTCGAAATCTCGTACTTCCGTGGATTCCAATTCATCCAATACAACTGGACAATAAAATTCATTTTCCCTAGAAAGTGCAGTCTCCGCTTTTTCTTTACTAGAGAATATACCCATGAATTCCCATTCCGGCCAATTTAAAACATATCCCATTAACCACAATGTTTTTCCGCTCATTTTACACTCATCGTAATTCTACGAAAATTTCTCTGCTCATATCATGCCTACGAAACAGCCAGGGGAATACAAAAACAATCAATCCATACGCTAAGAAAATCGCCAGGAATCTTTTCATCCTTCGTCCCATGCTCCATGCACCGGACAATCACGATCCACAGTAGGGCCAGCAAAACTCAGTTCACAAATGCAACCCCTCGCTCGCAAATCCCTGACAGCATTTCGATGCGTAATCGAGAGCAAATAAACGGTCAGTGCAATCACAAATAAAATTGACGAACCGCAGATAAACGCATATACCAATTCCATGATTTACTCCGATCTTTGTTTCTCGAAAATAATATTTTGACATTTCTCACTACAAGCATCGATAGAATACATTGTGTTTATATCAAGAACCTTTCCGCACGCCTGACAATCGAGGAATTTATTCTCGTCCATAAGTTTCTGTAAATCATTTATAAGTTCCCTAGCAGCATCGGTAGACAAAATAATATGGAATTCATTTGTCGGTGTAATAGAAAAATTTCTCCCAATCATCTGTGTAATGATATCGCTCTGTTCTAATTTCAACATTCTTAACATAATTTACTCCTCTGAAAAATCGTCTGTCAGAAATTCCGCAATCTCCGTCAAATCGCCTTCTTTGAATTTTTGTTGTGCCATTTTCAAGAATGTGCGGTGCAGCTTTGGCAGCATATCAAGTTCCTCTACATCAATGCCAAAGGCGCTCTCACTAGCGATGTCTCGTGAGGTTTGTAAACCGAGCGCTTGCAACATGATCAACCAGAGTTCTCTCAGTAACGCTTTCGCGGTTTGCTCTGGGATAATTCCATTGTCCAGATAGGGTTCGAGCATATCCTTTACCGCTTGTGAAAGCGATTTGACAACGTCCGGAAAATCAACCAGAGAAAGCGTATCGATATTCACGTTCGCGCCCAAATCCGGATTCCCATTCTCATCTATGAATTCCTGCTCCCCGTAAATTTCTGCAAATCTTAATACGATTTTTACCATTCGTTGAAAATTGCTTGACCAGAAGGTGCGGTATCTCGCCCATTGCATCGACAACGTTTTATCCATCTGCAGAGCGGTTGCCCATCTGCTCGTATCCATGCCAGCGGTTGTAGGGAATATCCCCAAACCCAGGAGCGCAATCCAGGAGAACATCTCGCCATCGCTCTTGGCATCGCTCGCACCAGTCATCATGGGTTTTTCGGTGGTTGTAATCGCTTCGTTATCGATCTCCACCGAACCGGCAGCTGCAGCGGGATTTGAATCCCTGAAATTCGTGGATGAGATCGCAGATTGAATCGTATTCCGTACCGTATCTATTGCACGAGATCCACCCTTCACCCGCTTATTCCGAACGTACATCGCTTTGCTGGCAGCTACAGTTAATCGATCTTCCAGGAATTTCTTGTGTGCTTTGACATACGGAGATGCGCTTGTCATGAGGGGCCAACCCCACAAATCATTGCGCTTTTTTCGATTATGTGCGATGTGCATCACGACCACATCTGTTCCTAGTGTTTCCTCGGCAGAATTCAAGATCTCGTTATCGTATTTCTTTTCATCTGCGCGCTCTGCTTTCTCTGGCAATACTTTGGCGATGGTCTTATCATCCAATCTACCGGAAAACTTCGCTTTCCAATCCGGATAATACACTTCTTTATTGCCATCTTTGGTTTCAAATGTGCGCTTATAGAATAGCTTTTCTGTTTTTCTCTGGGGATGCGTAACAATCTCCGAAATTTCGTCTACGGGGATTTCCTCAACTGTTACCCTGCCATCTTCTTTGTCGGCAAAAAAAGCAAGGAATGTATTCCCATCCTGCAGCGTAAACTGAGAAAGATACTGCAACTTATCATCTGCTAACACATCTGCGTTTCGCTCTGCCGTCCAGAATTCGTTGAATATAATATCAGCATCCGGATTGTTCGCGGTAATGCGCACAGAATCACCCATTCCATAATTCGTCCAAACAGAAAGCCCCCATTCTGCGAGCGGTGAATAAATTGCTAGAAAGCGAGAATCAGCAACCGAGCGAGCGCGCGCAGCCTCGCCTTGATCATATGCCGATAACCCCAATCCACCGATTACATCCCACCTCTTTTGATCGATCAACTCGTTCACAAGCTGGCTGTCAAATTCTCGCAGATTGGAAACCATGTTCTCCGGTGCTATGGGCATGGGCGCTTCGTATGCTGCGTCCTCGACAAGATACTGGACTGCTCCCTGCAAACGTTTGAGTTCTTCCACAAACGCAGAGCGCTCCTGTTCCAGCTGCGCTTGTAAATCGCTCTTTCCAGTTCTGTCATCCAGCCATTTATTTATTCTACTCATCCTGCTTTTTCTCCTCGCTCCCTAGCAAAAAGACCTCAAATTATTAGTGCTACCATTGAGAGTATATATCAAAATTCGATCAATGTCTATTCAGTCGGTTCCGCATTGTATACATCCAGGGATTGAAAGTTAATCACAAAAACCAATCCCAGAGCATCGGCAAGATTCATCATATCTTTGATAGTGACAAATCCATAGTTGTTTTGCATCATGGCAGCGAATACCGAATCGCCCAAGATTTCCTCCAACTGCTCATCCGTAAAATCGTAAATCTTTTTGATCGCTCCAATGGAATACGCTAATCCTTTTGTTTCGTTTAGTTCTGGCATGATCAACTCCTATCACATAATGTTGACTCGATTATACACTACTTCTTCAACCTCATTTGAAAAACTCAACCACCCAATGATATACCGCAGCGCATCAAGCAAGTGCCAGGTATCCTTGTCCTCGATTTTATCCGTCAGGTTTCCATGCCGATCTTTCTCCCTGCGCATCACGCCGAGATCTGAAATTATGCGAGGACAAGAATCATGTACAAGCAAACTTCCCTCTTTGAACAGCGCGTAAACCTTGCGGATTTGAACCCAAACATCTGTCACCGGACAAGCGCCCATTGGCAATCCTGCTCCCGTCCAATCCACGCGCGATTGACGCTCAGATGGTCCACCACCGATAACGCGTAAAATCTCGCCATCCTCTGCAGCTGCTTTGAGAATTTCGGTTACATGCCCCTGCGTAGTTTTTCCGAAATCATCTTCATATTCTCGATATAAATGTAGCTGCCCCTTTTCAGGATCAAACGCCAACCACACCCCCGCATTCTTTACGCCAATAGGATCAATCCCAATAAACCCTTTTGGCCATGCTCTGGGAATCTTGAAAGCAGGAACCACGTGTTTCTCGCTGTCAAAACAATCGTAAACAATGGTACGTAATTTCGCAACCGCACCCTTGTAAAACATCTTGAATTCATCATCTGCCATGGTGGATTGCGCATCCTGGAATTCCTCAATAGAAAACTCAGGATTCAAGATGGAATCATATTGCACGAGCGTAATGCTTTTCTGCTCATTCTCGGTATGCGTCAATTCTGCATCACCGATCTTATGGTATTGCTGTTTCCCACCCTTCAACGCAATGTCAATGATTTGAGATTTCACCCATCCCAAATTATAGAGGGTGGTGGTGAATAGCTGCCTGCCCCGAAACAAACTCAAACGGCGCTTGATCGCTTGGTACGCTCTCAGGGTGAACTCATCCTGCCCCGCCTCATCCAGCCACGCAGCGCGCGCAGTTGCACTTTCCAGCGCTCCCAGAGCATTCGCGGATCTCAGAATGATTCGCCCCCACATCTTATCTGACGCTTTGCTGGCCTCAAATAATCCTGTGTAAGGATTTCTCAGTTCAATTACTTTACTGACCGCCCAATAACGCCCGATATCCAGAATGTCCTCGAAAACCTCGCGCATTACCGGAAGCAGCTTAAGCGAGAACAATCCGTAAGATGAAGTAATTACAATATAATCGTTATTCCCTTTGGGTGAAGAAGTGCGCTCTATTTCATCTGCTAACCACCAGGGGCCAAAGGATGTTTTACCAGATTGTGTTCCTGCGATGAGCGCAACAATTTTGGATTGACTTGAAATCGCGATTTCCTGTGCCATATGAAAAGGAACAGGATCTCCCCACAATCCCATCAAATGATTCTTAGGCCAATCTATCCCCTGCTTTTCGTCTAGCCCAAATCCATCATTGACTCTATCGTCCAACCGCTGCGTTGTAGTCGGACTGGATCGCGGCTCTTGTATCGCGGTCTGGTACATTCCTTCTTATACTCTCCATGAGAATATCAAAGCGCACAAAAGTATCCTCAATTCTGATTAGGTTCTGCATATCCACTAATAACTTACGCTCTGTTTCTACCAAGCGCCTGCGCTTTTCAATCAAATCAGTAATGTCATGCCAGATATACCACTCTTTTGCTCCCCGCTTAATCAATCTTGAAAGTTCTGAAACGCTATCGATATAATCTGCGTTTGCTTTCGCTCTCATGCGCTCCCTGGTTTCTTTGTCTGTTATATTCTGAGATCGCACCACAGCAGCTTGGGCCATCTCCATTTTCGATACTTCCGCACTTAGCTTATCGAATATCAATGAACTGCTTTTCTCGTCTATACTTCCCGTTAGTTCCATTAGGCGAGCATCCACAAGATGTATATCATCCTGCAACTTTAGATAATCCGGATTGTCTTGCGCAGCCCTGAAATTAGATAAATAGCGTTTGGGTAAATTAGAAACATATTTTCCATGCTTATAATTCGGAGCAGCAATACCAGATGCAGCGCTCCCATTATGCGAACGGCATTTCCCATTGGGGCGAGCAAGCCCTAAACATTGTCTGCCATAATTTGGGTTCCATGCTTGACAGCGAGGTTTGCCGTAATGCTTATGGTCTTTGGGAAAATCAGGTACGGGAGAAAAATTCTCAGGCTTTTTCTTACGCATTTTCCCTGCTCATGGTATTTTCGATGCTCATGGTAATTATTCGTCTTTTTCTTTGAGCAACTTCTTTAGGTAATCGCTGCGCACTTCTGGGGCTACTTGCTTTAATTTCAATCCGTATTCGTTGCGCTCTTTGATTTTCTCAGGATCAAATTCATCTTTAAATTCTAGTTGCGTATCGAATTTTCGCCACGCATCATGCACCACGTGTTGCGGTCTCTGAAATCTGCGTCCAGTCTTTACGACCCCAGGCCACAATCTTTCCAATGATCGCGCCATTTCCAATCGCCCATCACCCTTGTAAATCTCATCCGTATTCCCGCCCTTCATCTGCATGGTACGGATTTTTCGTATCAAAAAAACATTGATCAGCACCGTACACCAACCATCAGCTAAAACCTGCAAACAGATATCAGTATCCTCATTGTATTTCCCTCTCCATTGATTAGGAATAGAGTTGAATATCAAGCTGCAGGAATATACCCTACAATTCAAAAAGAACGGAGGAACAACCGTTGACCCAGAATAAGCGAACATCGAGTAATTCATTCCAGAAATAGCAATATTTTTATATCGATCGGTAAAATCTTCAACTGAGCAGAATCCAGCTGCAGAATTTGTTTTGATTTTCTTGCCCTTATACAGACGATCAATCTGTTTTATATTATCGTCCAGCTGCCAATGACGCTCAAACCCCTGCTCCGTAGCATGTTCCTTGATCCAATTGCGCGCAGGGATTACAGAACCCTTATCTCTGAATGGTAGCACCAACAAGCGCTCATCACCATAGATACGAGCATACGATTCGTGCTCCTGCTCCTCGATTACCAAGAAAAATGGAACATCGTCATCTATCAAAAATCGCGCTGTATAACACATCTTAGCGCGCCCCTTCGATGGAATATAAATCGGATATCTGGGTAGATTCATGCGCTCTCGTCCAACTCAAAAGCGATGGACATTACATCATCGTTTTCCTTGTGGGGATACCAAATTGATTTCGTTTTAGGAGTTACAATAATTCCCAACTT